ATTGGCGAACATTTCTCGTTGCGTCAGGCAATTGTAGTATTTAATGATTTAACCAAGGTTTGATATTATGAAAGAGAAAAGCATTTGCAGAATTTTAGCACCTAATTATTTGTCAGGTCATAAAGATGAAAACGGGTGTATTAAAGAGTGTGGACATAATGATAATCACGTTTTTAAAGATCAAAACAATAAACTAGTAAGTTGGGAAGATGATTATAGTTGTACTTGTGGTTGTTGGGATGATTACGAAAAGGGAGATAATGAGGTTTGTATTATATATTACGAAATAAATAGTCACACTAAAAATTAACATTAACTTAAATAATTAGCATCATGAAAAAATATTTATTTGTCACAGTAACGAAAGAAGATGGTTTTCAATATCCAAATCCTTTAAAATTAAGCGAATCTAATTTGATTGCTAAAATACTTGAATTGGAAGATGTTGAAAGCGTTAACGTTGTTCTTTCGGAATGTACCAATAAACAATACAAATTATTGTTCGGGTAAAATAATTAAAATCTTACTTAAAATCAAATGTCATGAGTGCAAATAAAAAGATAGGCAACGGATTTATCGACCTTAGAAAAGATGTTCCCTGTGAGTTTACCGAAATAGTTATTTCCTACTATATTGATTCTTTTAATCAATTCAACCAAATAACGCTGATTAAAGACGATATTATTGAGTATTGCGGGCCATTTGAGATAAAGTACCACGCTGAATATTTAAATCTGGATATTACAAAATTTGAACAAATTAAAAAATAATCAAACAAACATCAACCTTTAAAATACAACATCATGAAAACACTTATAGCAAAATTAAATAGAGAATCAAAAGTAGAACTTAAAAAAAGCTTGTCTTTTAATGAAGAAAAAAAAGATGTAAAATCATTTTTGGATTATGCTTACTATAGAGGTTTATTTTCTAAAAAAGAGATTAAAGGAATTGAAGAAATGACTTTTAGTAAATTTAAAAAAGTTCTTGTTTCTAAAATAAAAGAAAAAAGTGCCTTGAGACTTTCTGAAAAGATAAAAGAAGTTAAAAGTGTTGAAAATAAGTTATTTAAAATAACTGAAATCAAAATAACGGTTGAGTGGGCAAAGTCTAAAATGTGGGGATTAAATCCTACTGCTGAAGTATGGGTTTCTTTTAAAGATGCTAAAGGCAATACCGATTGTGAGTATTTTAAAAGTCGTTATGTTTCTGGTTGTGGTTATGATAAATTAAGCACTGCAATAGCTGAGGCTTTAAACCAAAGTGATGTATTAAAAGCAAATCTTTATAAATCTGCAAACAAAAACAAATCAAATAGAGATATTTTTGGGTATGGTTCAGGGTATGGCGTTTTACCTTATTTCGAAGGTGGAGTTGGTGTTAGTTGTTATCCTTCAATATTTAAGGCTATTGGTTTAAAATGGCAAAGTGTTGCAGGTGGAAAAATGTTTGATATTTACAACGTTTCAAGAATAAAATAGTCGTTTGAGCGACAATAAAAAGGTTTTAGGCTCAAAGCGTGTCCCTTCGGGGGCGGTAACACAAAACTGAAGAAGCAACAGGATAAAACAGCTATTTCTTATCATGGCGCATTTAACAACCTATCAATTAGAGCAACGTACAAAATTGATTTCTTTAGAAACTTATGAGCAATTAAGCCAAAAATCTAATTTTGTTCAAATCCAGGAAACTCCTAAAAATATAATTTCAACTTTCGGGATTAGATACGATGAAGAATTAGGAGGTATTTTTATTTGGTCTGGAAGTATGCAAAGATACTATTTAATAGCAAAAATGAATAATTTTAATGAGTAGTTGCGGATTGAAATTCTTTTCGTAATAAGGCTATAAGCCGTAGGTACATACCTAACTCCCTGCTTCGGTGGGGAATAATTAACTAAAAAATTAATCTTAAAAAAAATATCAATATGAAAAATTTACACACACAATTAGAAGATCTTAAAAGATCTCTTAAAATACAGGCAGCAATGTTTATATGTGTTGTCTTTTTAGGGGCATTCGGATGCCTTGTTTGTTATAATTTAGGAAGGATAAGCCCCGAAAAAGAAATACTCAACCGAGCAAAGCAATTGCCGGAAAATGTAGACTGCTACACTAATGCAGATGTTGAAAAATTGATATTTGGCGAACCTCAACTTTAAAAACCATGAAACTAACATTTAACAAAGGGTTTTATACTCTTAATTTCGGATTGTACGAAACACATTTTTTGAGTGCTTCGAGTTTAATATCCTATTTAGGTAAAATTGATTTACAAATTCAACAAAATTAAAAATTATGAAATTATACACACAACCTAAAACACCCTTTTTAATTAGAATAAATGTTAAAAAAATTGGAGAAGAAACAGAATTTATAACCCTTTGTGATACTACACAAGAGAAGGTCAAAGAATGGGTAATTAAGACTTTAGAAAATACAAAGATAAAGCCTTTTTTGTCTGGAAATAGAACTGTGATAGAGATAAGAGCCTATGAAGATGGAAAAAATGGCAAATCAATTAGCATTCCTTTATTTGGATTATCTCCAAAAGAAATAAATGACATTTTACTTAAAAACTTATAAATATGATAAATTTTATATTTGGCTTTATTGCATGCTTTGTAATTATATTAATTATCCGTAATTATTTTGAAGATTAAAATCATGAGAACCAAGCCAAGAAGTCAGAGCGAAGTACAAAGAATGATTCCTTTAATTTGGGCGTTCTTTTCTATAGTTGGGATATTAACAGCAATTTTAAATTAAATCATTATGAAAACGCACATTATAGAACAAAGAGACCAAGAAGGAAACCAATACAATTGGATTGGTCTGGATGAAGAAACGGCAAGAGATTTATACGAAAAAGGCAACGTGGAACTTTATTACGTTCGTGAAGATGCCGAGGGACTGATTGAAGATAAAGAAGATTTAGAGAGCGCAATTGAACACGATTCTGTTTCTATAGACATGAGTTATTTGTGGCGTGAAAAATACGAAGAAGGGGCGCAAAACAGAACGAGAAATAATAACAACCAATCATTTGAAGATTGGTGTATTAGTAAAATAGAAAGCTATTACTAATCAATAAATTAAAACAACAACCTTAAAACAAAAAAATGATACCATATAACGAAGCAAAAAATTATGTTCACGATTCAAGCGGAATAGAAAACCCTGATTTGTGGATGTGGGAAAAAGTTAACGGAATATTTTACCCTGTTAAAGGAACGGAAAACCATTCTTTAAAATCCGACTCTATTTATACTATAGAATCAGCAAAGCAATTTTTAAAGGATAACGGGTATTTCGTTGACAACCTTTGGAGCGTTCACGATGTTAAAAGTAAGTACGAATGTAGCGAAGAACAGGCACAAACAGTATTAAATGATGTGTTAAGCGGTGAATGGCTTTGCGGTGAAGTAAACGCCTCAATTGATATTTCGGCAGACGCTTATAATTTAACGAAGCGAGTTAGTAAATACTGCCTGTGTGGATTTTGTAAAAATGTGGAATAATAAAAACGTAAAAAATAAATTAAAATCATGAAAAAATACATAGTTGTAAAACCGTTTTCTTTATTAGAAAAAGTTTTGTTGGTTGAAAAAGATGAAATTTACGCTGAACAAGTGCGTGAAATGTACCAGATATATTCTCCTAAAACCAGAAAAAGGATAGGGAGTTTATCTTGCAAAATGTTTGAAGATTACGTGACTGAATCAGTTTAAAAATATTTTTATGAAAAACCAGGAACCCGACTACGAAAAAGAGGCTGAATACAAATACCCTGCCACCATATTAATCATATTAATTTTAGGACTTTTATTAAAACGTATATTATCATGAAAAAATTACTTATGTACTTCGTAAAGTGTATCAATCATTTTACAAATAGCAAACTAACTGCAGAATCAGAAGCAGAGAGCCTTTTTAATTACATGATTTACAAATCATCGCCTTTGCATACTCTGGAAGTAAATAATGCTTTACAAGACAAATTGCAAAACTTCTTTTTAGCAAAGAAAAAAGAATATGCGGCTTTAATTTTAAAAATTGATGAAACGTATTCGCCAGAGCCAGAAAAAATAATACATCAATTACACGATAATAAACAAATGTCATGAATCCACCACCTCCACCTTTTTCAGGAGACTGTGAGATATTTTCACCCTGTTGGTGTGCGGTTGCAGGAAGGCAAAACAATCCTCATTGTAAACCATCGGTATCTATTAATAGCTCAGTGTTTATTATCGCTATGATTATATTTGGATCCCTTTTAATTTCATACAAACTAAAAATCATTAACATGAAAACATTATTCGAACGCTTTTACGATTCAGTAACCAATTTTTTAAGCAAAGGAAAGTCTTTCGCTCCTAATGAACTTAAATCATTTAGATAGTATTCCTGATAACGGTTGCGGCTTGATTTTCGGCTGTGCAAACACAAAAGAATGTAACGGATTAAAAACCATAAAAAATAATAAAAAATGAGCAATAAATTAAAGACCCAATGTAAAGCTGAAAGTCAAGCCGTTGTTAGCAGTAGTGCTTCTATTTACAATGATTTAACAGGGGTTGAATTGTTTTATAAAAGCAATATAACAAAATGCTACACAAAGTTCAAAGTAAAAACCGTAATGATTCATAAACAAATAATATCAAATACCTTGTGTTTTACAATTTATTTGATATCTGAAAACGACAATAAATACACTTATGAAGAAGATTTGATTTTCTCCGCTATTCCTTAGCATTACTGCTAACGTTCTGGCGATAGGCGAGGTTGGTAAAAATAAAAACTAATAATTAAATTAAAAACAAATTTATGCAAACACAAGACAATAATTCAGAAAAAACTAATGACCAATCTTGCTTATCGGCTGTTAGCGATAGTGCTTCTCGTTTTATGGAGAACTTCTTTAAAGACGGTGATTTTTACACCGATTTAGAAGACTTTATCGATAGAGTTTTTGACGGAGAAAAAGAACAAATAGAAGACTTAGAAGATGATGCGACTTTTAATTGCAAAGGTTCAAAATTAGAGCCGATATTATCATTATCTGCCGACTGGATAGCCGAAAGAATAGACGATGATAGATTTTCTGAAAACAACAACGAAAACGAGGTTGAAAAAATAATGAAAGTATTATCTGGAAATATAGATTTTGATAAGATTAATGCTTTATTCCCTGAACTTTACTATGAAAATTATAAAGACAAATTCATTATTACAAAACAAGATTTGTTAGATGCAGTTTCTTAGCATTATCGCTAACGCTTTGCAGATAATCGAAGGCAATTGCCGATAATAACTAAACTTTAAATTAATCATAAATAATTAAAAAATGAAAACAAACTTTAAATTTAAGACCCAATTAATTGCTTTTGCTTATGTGCTGTTAGTAGTTGTACTTTTTATTGGTTGTGGTCACGAAATTCACAGCGGAAAAATTGTATCAAAAACTTATGAAGAACCAAGAACTTATACATATTTTACTTCAATGCCATGCGGAAAGTCTTTTATTATGATGCCACATACGGGATTTGATGATGAGGATTTTATATTAACTGTTACTGCTATTAAAGGAAAAGATACAATTACAGAAGATTTTTATGTTAATGAACAAACTTATCATTGTATGGAAAAAGGATATTATTTTAATGATAGTATTCCTTGTGAACGTGAAGATGATGGTCTACGGTAGTATAACTGCTAACGTTAAAGCATAACAGTAGTTTAGGAAAAGTAAACCTAATCTATCGAGGTTAAAGACCAAGTTCGCAAGTACAAAACAAATTATAAATCAAGCCTGATGCCTAAATTACTGTTATGCAGTGTTAGCAAATCGGCTAAATATTTACAAAAAAATGAGAAAAGCAATAGATTTCATAAAAGAAGGAAACGAAGGATGTGATTTTAGGCTCATAATAGATAATTTAGACGAATCTGATATTATTGATTGTATGATTGAATTTGCAAAAATGCACGTTGAGGAAGCATTAAAACAAGCTTACGTTAAAGCAGAATCGAGATATTATCATTCTCCAGAAAGATATGTATTATGTCCAATTGAAGAGGAATCGATATTAACCGCTTATTCTTTGGACGGTATTGTGTAGCTGTTTGCTAACGGTCTCTTGCTAAGCGAGGTTCGGGACAAAATAAAAAACAGATTTTCGATTAATAACTAATAATTACAAAAATGAAACAGACTTTAAATACAAAAACCAAACCCGAATCTTGTTTAGCAAGTGTTATGCGTTGTTGTTCTTTTTGCCAACATTTTCAGCACGAGGAAGTTGGGGATAGTGATTATGGAGGTATTTATGCAGAAGAAGCGACCTGCTCAAAATACTTCGATACTGACCAAGAAACAGAAGAAGATATTCCTGACTTTGATAGAAATACAAAACGTGAATGTTGTGATTTAGATTTCTGGAAAGTGCTTGATAAAGATAACGACCTTATTAATTTATTAAATTCAGAAGGTGGCGAAATGGATAAAGCCTATGATTTATTCAAGGCTCGCTACAATAACGCATAACGTTTTGCTACTACAAACAGTAGCGTGCTGAGTTGCCAAATTATCGGAGTTTGCCCGAACAATGCAAGCACAAAACAATAATAACCAAAGCCAAATGAAGCTATTGATTGTAGTAGCTGTTATATTCTCGGCTTTTTTACGACAATTATTAATTTAAAAATTACTGATATGAACTTACTTGAAGAACTTAAAGCATATTTTAAGAATAATACAGAAGAAAAGATTTTAGAGGATTGGGACAAATCGAAAAAGTATGACGAAGTAAAACCAACTTTGGATGATTTTTTTAAAGCACAACCTGCTAAAACAGTCGAAGAAGCCGAAGAATGGTGTAAAAGACAATTAGAAAGAAAATGCAACAAATAAACAGCCAGAGTAGCTTTCGCCAGAAAGTTGCTCGAAGCTGGAATATAACTATTCGCTAACAGCTATAAAAGTATTACTTATTCATGGGGAAGTCTATAAAATATACGAAAGTCAAAGTAATTAAGATTACAGAAATTCAGCATAATACTTTGAAAAAGTTAGATAGTTATCAGGTAAATGTCGCTGATTTTATAAGAAAAGCGATTCAGGAGAAAATTAGAAGGGATTATGAATATCTAATCCCTAAAGCAAAAAAATCAGATTGCCCTTTTTAATAATTAAAAACAAACCATGGCAAAAGAAAATACTGCAATTCAGATAGGCGTTGTAATAAAATCTAAACGAAAGAGTAAAAAGCTTACTCAGAAAGATTTGTCTGTTATAATGTCTGGAAACACAGATCAGCACACGTTGATTTCCCGTATTGAAAATGGCGCTCACAAGGGAGTTCCTTTTGATAAAATACACACAATTTTCATGGCTCTTGGAATAGATTTAATCGAATTAATAACCAACACTAATACAAAATAACCTTATGGAATTCATTGTATCAAACGAAGAAATTGAAGGAACAAAAACCTTTAAAAAAGTAGAGAAAATGTTTCAGAATATGTTGCTGAAATTATCGAACAGACGGACAATAAGCCAAGGATTGATTTCTTTCAGGTCTACTGGTGTTATTCCTGGTTCTATAGCAGGGAATAATTTAAGAGTATTGAATGATTTAATTGAAAAAGAGAAATAGTCATGAGTAAAATAAAAACAAAAATACTACACGTATAGAACAGCTCTTAAAAATTTCAACGATAGGAAAGTTAGTTTACAAAAAGAATTCAGTAAAGAACTTCATGTTTCCGCTAAGAAACTGGACAGAGAAAGATTTGATATTTTATCAAAAGAAATGATACAGATATTAGGAGAAGAGTATTCTGTTACAGTTACGAGTATAAAAATTCTTCACGGATTAGATTGGTAATTTAAAAAAAGGAAATCATGAACATTACATTTTCATTACAAGGAAGAAAGGAGGTTAAGAAACTCCTTGTTAGAATGAGATATTCTAAATTGGATATTTCATGTTCAACAAATATCATGTTGAAAGATGCTGAATGGGATTTAGATAATCAGAGCGTTATTAATAATCCGGGATTGAACATTTCGCTGCAACAATTAAAAACAGATCTTCTAAAACAGTACAATAACGATTTTAGCAGGGGAATTATAGTTGATAAATTCTGGGTTGCATCTGCCATAAAAAACAGCTTTAATCGCCCTAAAGAAGAGTTAAAAATGATTAATCCGGCACATACTATATATTTAGTAGATTTTGCGCTGTGGTGGCTGGAAAATCATGCTGACGATTGGAATGTATCAAGTAAGAAAAAAATGGGATTGCCGTTGCATAACCAGTACAAAAAATTCGTCTCCATTGTTTCGGAATATGAATCAGTAATCGGAGAGCGACTGCAGTTGAGAAATATTCGCGTTTCGGACCTGAAATCATTTGCGGATTATTTAGAAACTGAGTTTTACCAGGTTTCCACAATTGAAAGACACGTTGGCCGGTTCCGATTTTTCCTTAATCGCGCACTCGAACACAATATCGAAGTAAGTAATTCGTTTAAACAAAGAATCTATTTCGATAAAGACGAAGATGCTGAGGGAGTTTATTTGAATGAAGCCGAAATACAAAGCATTATTGATCACGATTTTTCAGATAATTACGAATTGGATATTACAAAGCAAAACTTCTTGGTTGGCGTGTTTTCAGGAATGAGATTTGGGGATTTCTCTAAATTAGACACTTCTAATATTTCAGATGGTGTATTCAAAATTAAAACGCAGAAAACAGGCAAAAGAATCGTGGTTCCCATTCATCCGGTATTAAAAAAAGTAATTGAATCAAACTTCGGTAATCTGCCACCAAAAATAAGTAAAACCGATTTCAATATTCACATTAAAACAATTTGCCAAATCTGTGAAATAGATAAGCAGATGTACGGGAAGTTGTTTGATAAAAAACGTAAGCGTAAGGTTTTTGGCTATTACAGGAAGTGGCAACTTATTTCCTCGCACGTTTGTCGCAAATCATTCGCGTCCAACTTCTATGGAAAAGTTGACAACGAAACTTTGTCAGCCATTATGGGATGGAGCAAAAACAGCAATATGTTAAATCATTATAACAAAAAAAGCAAACAAGAATATGCTGAAATAATGCATAACAAATGGAACAGTAATGAATCCTAATGATAAAATAAACGAATTACAAAGACAGATTGAGTCGGAGAAAAACAAAATAAAAAATTGTACCCACTCATTCAAAGCAGCTATTTATGATCCTGAAACTGTCAAAGAAGGATACGGAAGTGTTCAGGATGGAGCGGGATCAGATCCTCACTGGAGTTTTGCCGGATACAGGGATGTCGAAAAAGCTCGATGGAGCAGAGAATGTGCTATTTGCGGAACAAAGCAGTACACATACAACAGAGAACCAGTAATCACCGCTTACAAACCAAAATTTAATTAATAACTTTTAAATAAATAATATGCCACCTAAAGGAAAAACAGAATTGCTGAATTTAGAGAAATTTTCAGTCACACAGCTATCAGAGCTTCAAGGTAAAAAAGAAGAAATAAAAGCTGTAATTGAAGCAAATCCAATTATTGTCATTACAGACACCGAAACTTATGAGGCTGCCAAAAAAAGCCGTACTACTGTAAAAACTCTCCGAACTTCTTTGGAGAAAGAAAAAGCAGATGTTAAGCGTAAAATCAAAGAAAAAATTCTTGACGTAGTGGACAATGAGTATTCCACGCTTGTTTCTGATGTAAAAATTCAAGAAACTCTTCGCCAGGATTCTGTAGATGTTTGGGAAGCCGAAATCGAAAAAAGGAGATTGGAAAAAATTCGTTTGGAGCAAGAGCGTGTTGACGGAATCAAAAAGATTCTTTCTGACTATTCAGATGAATGGAAAGGGAAATTTACCAATTTGGTATTCGCTGATATCGAAACTGTTTCCTCGGAATTCTATGAATCTTACACTAATTTTGATGCTACCGTTCTAAAAGAGTTTGAGCCGTTGTTTCCAAAGAAAGTTGAAGAACTTACCGAGGTTTTGAATTTAAAAACTAATTCGCTTACAGAATCCGAAAACACTCGTTTGGAAAAAATCAGACTTGCTAACGAAGCGGAAGAATTAGCCAGGAAAAATGCTGAAATAGAAGCGAAGCAAGAAGCTATCCGTAAATCCGAAGCAGTTGCACAATCAGAAAGAGATAAATTCGCCAAAGAAAAAGCCAATTTCGAATTAGAAAAACAGAAAGAGCAAAAGAAAAGCGAACACCAATTAAAAGTAGATGGTAGAATTCAGCAACTTGTTGAATTAGGACTTAAATTCGACTTCCAAGATACTTTTGTTGGTCATGATTTCTTTGTCGCTGTTCTGGATATTAAAACTTACGATGATGAAAAATGGGTAAAACTAATTTCTAAAATAGAAACTAAAATTTCTACTCCGGTTGAAGAAGTTATTCCAGAAGTCGTAGATGTAAAAAACATTGAAGTAGTTACTGAGCCGGTAAACGAATCTTTGGTAGAAAAACTAATCCCTATTGAAGATAAACAAAACCTTGCAGATTTAAAAGAAATGCAAAAAGAAGCTTCATGGGACAACATATTCAATGACTTCAAATTATCCGGAGAAAAATCATTGTCTGCGTGGCTAAAAACAAATTATAACGTACCAACTAAAATCAATTAAAAAACACAAACATTATGATAACAATTATTTTATTAATCGTATTCGCTATTATAGTAGGAACAATGATAGCTCAAAAAAGATTTTCCTTCATTACAAAAGACGAATATGGGCGCTTTGATGGAATTAAATACAAACCGATTGTATTTTCAATAATTGCACTTCTTTTTATTTTTTTTCAACCCTATTCCTTAGGTAAGATTGATGCTGGACATCAAGGATTATTAGTTAATTTAGTAGGCGATAATAGAGGGGCATCAAATATTAAAGACGTTTCAGGGTTCGTATTTTATAATAATTATACGGAAGAACTTCAAGAAATACCGCTAGACCAAAGAACTGTTAAATATGGAAAACAAGTAGTTGTAGCAAAAGGAGGATTTACTTGTGATATATATCCAAGTTTTAATTATTCTGTTAAAAGAGCTACAACTGCTGACATGTTTACTAATCTAAGAACTTCATATAGAAGTGGTGGGCTAGAAGGTGTTGAACAAGGATGGCTTGAAACCGCAATATTAGGTTCTGTAACAGATGTTGCCAATACTTGGGTTATTGATGATATTTTTAATAATAGAGCTGGTTTTGAATCAGCTATTGTAGTAGAAACGAATAAACGTGTTGGAAAATGGTTTACAATTTCTCAGCTAAGAACCAACATACAACCGCCTCCAAGTATTTCGGCTTCCATAAACGCAAAAGCGAAAGCTGTTCAGGATGCAATTACTTCTGAATCCCAAGCAAAAGCAGCTACAGCTGATGCTCAAAGAAAAGTTGCCTTAGCGAAAGGAGATAGCGCAGTAGTTGTAATTGAAGCAGCGTCAGTAGCACAAGCTATGAAACTTAAAAAATCAGAACTGACTCCGATTTATGTAGAATATTTGAAATGGGTTGATGTTAATCCTGATGTTCCAAGAGTTCCAAGCACGGTTTTAGGAAACAATTCAGGAGCATTTTTAAATATAAAGTAAATCATGGGAAAGCATAAACACACTTATCAGGGAAAAGTCTCTGATAAGTTGGCTTCTATGGAAGTCGAGGAAAAATTTAGCAAAAAAGATTTTATAAAAGAGCATCGTGGAGATTATGATTTTTATATGGATCGTTCGTTTTCGGTTCTTTTTACTCATGCTAAAAAATTATTCCCGGAAAAGGAATTTAGAACAATCAGAGGATTTGTAACCAGAATTAAATAAACAATCATGGCAGAAAATGATTTAGCTTTAGTTAGCGCAGAAGATTTAAGCTTAGTTGATACTAATAGTTTAAACGAAAAACAATTAGCCTTAATTCTTAAAAAAACTCCAAAGCAGTATGTTAAGCAACGTACAGCCAAAGGTGGAGGAACTTGGGATTATGTATCAGGAGGATATATTAAAAAATGTCTAAACCTTATGTTTGGATGGGACTGGGATTTCGAAATCATAGACGATCAAGTATCGTTTGGAGAAGTGATTGTAAAAGGAAGATTAACATGTCGAAGCAATGGGAAGAAAATTGTAAAAACCCAATACGGAAACAAGGAAATAATCTACAAGACTGAAAAAGTTTTCAATCCTGATGGAACTCCTAAAATGGTAGAAAAGTACGGAAAACAAGTGCAGGAAACCAGACCAAGCCAACAACCTCTTTCAATCGGTAACGACTTTAAATCCGCTGCTACTGATTGTTTAAAAAAATGTGCCGCAGAAATTGGTATTGCTGCTGACATTTATAATAAAGATGATTTCAGGGAAATAAAAGTTGACACAAGCAACGATTCAGATTCTAAATATTTAGAAATTTTGGAGCTTTTCGAAGAAATAGAAGATTTTATTCCCGCAGACGAATTTGATAATGTAAAAAGAATCATTGACAAACAGGAAAAAAACAGTTACGATAAAATACTTAGGGACTTAAAAAAGTGGAAAGATGGCATTATCAAATAAAAGAACAGGGATGATTACTTCTAGTGAAATTGTGGCGCTGACTACAAATGGCACTCGAACAATGACGGAAGAAGAACAGAAACAATATAAGTTAGAAAACCCTTCCGGTCGCAGAACAACTATTGATTCTCCTGGCGCACCCTTCTACACTTATGTTGAAGAATGTATCATTGAACGTTTTTATAAGCATTCATTAGAAAATGATGTTGAAGTAAAAGCAATGGCGTGGGGAAAGCTTTGCGAGCCAATTGTTCACAATCTTCTTCCTAACGAATATATTCTACATTCTGAGGAAACTGAAATACACCCGTTATATCCAGAATGGCGCGGAACTCCAGATGGTACAAAACTAATTACTACAGTCGTTATTGATCCGGATGCTTCCTATATCGAACTAAACGATGATGGTTCTCCGAAATCAAATATTGATACTGTTACAGATATTAAATGTCCTCTTTCAAGAAAAGGCCATTACAATCTTATCCGCAGACTTTATGATTTCGTAGATGGAATAATGGCTATTAAAAAAACAAATATTGACGGAAACGAAATTATCCAACAAATCAGAAAGGATTCTAAAGAAGGAGAGAAATATTATTGGCAGCTTGTGAGTAACGCTTGTATCATGGGCGCTAAATATGCCGAGCTTATTGTTTTCATGCCTTATTACGAAGAATTGGAAGATATTCAGCTATACAACAGCCAACTTGCAGAACCTTATTGGTTGGTAGCGCGTGCTAAAGATGGAGAACTTCCTTATATAGACCGAGAAACCGGAATCGAAAACGTAAACATTATCCGATTCGAGGTGCCACAAATCGATAAAGATTATCTTACGTCAAGAGTTATTTTAGCAATTGAAGAAATAAACAAATAATTTAACCCTTCCTTCCTTGTAATATAGGCAGGAATTAAAACTAAAATTCATGAGCAAACAAAAAGGATTTTGCGAAATGTGTAACACAGAAATTGAGGTTACAATGTGTTGTAACGGTCACGAATGCGGATGCATGGGTTTACCAACTGAACCGCCTGTGTGTAGTGAACAATGTTACGATGACTTCATGAGTGAAGAGCACAGAATAAAAAAAGCAAAAGAATACGCTGAAAGATTTAAAGTAACCATAAAACTAAAACCATGACACTAGAAGACATCCTTGATGTGGAGTACGAAATTGTTCGATTTTCAAAGAAGCTGGCAGCTGCCAAGAAAAGAATTGCAGAAGATGAATGGGCGTTACGAGGTTGCAAAGAAACTGCTTCATTAAAACGTGGCGCAATGGACCTGAAAAACGAGCTAACAAAAATTACTCGATAAAACTTTCATAATTTCATTTTATTATTACATAATATTCACATATATTTGTAACTGATTTTGGAGTGAGACACAATATCAAAAAACAAAAGCATACATATCCCAAAAATATTACACAGGTCCAATCAAGGAGGCGTCTCACTTTAGCCGAATTGATTGGACTTTTCGATTCTAACAACCAATAGTTTACTGGAACTTAAAACCTTTAGTTATCATGGCTAAATTTGACCTAAAATTCCTTTGTTGTTTTGGCTCTGGAGATACTATAAAAGTAGAAAAATCAGAACAAGTTGATTCCGAATTTAATGAGCATTGGATTAGTATCCAAATAAAACAAGATGGAGTATTGTATCCAATATCATTAGATAAATCAACAGCAATAAAGTTCGCTAAAACACTCCGTACAGAAATTAATAAAATTAATAACGAATAGTGTATGGAACAATTACCTTGGTTTAAATTCACTCCTAAAGATTGGATGATGGGCAAAATTCAAAAATGTCCAGAAATCACACAAGCAAGATTCATGAGGTTGAATTGTATTTACTGGAACAAAAAATGTGTTCTTTCATACAATGATGCCGAAATTGAAATAGACAAAGAACATTTGGATTGTTTAATATCAAAACGAATTATAAAATGTTTTAATGATTTTATAGTGATAGATTTTTTAAACGAACAATTAGATGATATTCAAAATGACAGTAACGACAAAAGTAGGTCTGGAGAAATTGGTAACTTAAAACGTTGGCATCCCTTGATTCACGAGAGATACATGAAAAGAGAAATCACTTTAGATCAGGCTTTATCTATCGCGTACCCATCGCACCCCGATCGCACCCCGATCGCAGAAGCATCGCAAAACATCGCAGATATAGATAAAGAAGTAGATATAGATAAGACAAAGAACAAGAAACTTAATACTGTATTAAATAATTCTCTTTTGTCCGAAATTAAAATTTCTGACGACAAATTATTTTTCTTGGTTAATAATTATAAAATTGATGCTGACGAAAAAGCTATATCTTATTTCGAGATCGCCAGAAAGTTCCAATTATTATTCATAAAAAATTTACAAGAAAAAGAATCTCCTTGTACTGCTCAAAAAAATGCTACTTATAAAAATTATATTCCGTCAATTCGGATAATGTTTGAAAAAGAAAATGTAACCATAGAAAATCTTAGAGACGCATATACTTTTCTTAGCGGAAACAGCAAAGAGCAAGAGTTCTGGAAGTCAAATGTTTTATCAGCGCCAAAACTTCGTGAAAAAATATCTCAAATTTTAATCAAAAAAAATACGCCAAATGGATCATCAACAGCAACCACCACAACCAGAACAAGAAACCGATAGCCTATCCATAAATAAAATCAAGTCTGATTTCGGTTTTAATAAATACAACTTTCTAAAAACTTTAGCCCCAGAAGATTTAACGGAATACGAAGTAGAACAGATGAAAAGGTTTGAAGATATTCATTTTCAGTCGGAGGAGCAAAAAGAGAACCAAGCAAAGCATTGGCAAAAAGTGAGAGAGTCAGTTGTTGAAGTTGAAAAGAAGTTTACTAAAAAAGAACTTTGGAATTTATTTTTGAAAACATTCAAAGAGCTGCACGGTAAAGAGTTTATTTACAGCAATGAAATTCTGGAAAACATAAAGCCTATCATGTATTATTTCTTGAAGGATGATAATTTCTTCTTCTGTAAAAACCTGTCGGATATTTCTCAGCCAAGTTTTGATAAAGGACTTTTGATTATTGGAAATTTTGGAAATGGAAAAACAGCGGTCATGGCCACATTCGAAAAAATATTTAAAGGCATTAAATCGAAATCATTCAAAGGATATTCTACAAACGAGGTTGTTAACCTATTCGAAAAGATTAATCCTGCGTCAAATGAGCAATTAATCACGAGATCTGAGTTTGATAAAATGATGAATACTGGAAAAAGGTATTTCGATGATGTTAAGACCGAACGCCACGCATCTAATTTTGGAAAGATGAATTTAATGAAAGATATTCTGGAAGTTCGCGAAAAGAATAATTTAATGACTCACATCACCTGTAATTTTAAAGATGGATTTGATAATGATATTCAAGCCGGACTTGATGAATTTGAAGAAAAATACGGCAGCCGATTGTATGATAGAATTTTTAAAATGTTCAACATTATAGAATTCAAAGGAAAAAGCTTCCGTAGATAAACCTAAACAGCCATGACAGTAAAGGATTATATTTTATACGACAAACCAAAATCAAAGTATCATAAATAGACAATTACTGGGCGGTTATCATTAACGTCCATCGCTACACTTTCGGCTTGGAGTAAATAAGCCAAGTATTTCGGATAAGCGAAATAATTACAAATACAAAACAATATTAACCTTATGCCCAATGCAAAAGCTGAAATGTAGCGATTGTTAGTGGCAGTTATTTAAACAGTAAACATATTATGAAAAAATTTATTTCAGTTGAGAAATACGCAGACAATGGAGATTTTTCGCATTACGAATTAGTTGACGAAAAAGGAGAAACTATTATCAAAGACATTATGCAAACTAAAGAACAAGAATCAAAGTTTGATAAAGTAGAAAAAGAAATTCAAAATAGAATTGATAGAACATATCAGCATTCAGAAAAAATAAAAGACAGAACCGAAAAAGGTAAATATGAAGCCATTACAAGTGCATTCGTTCTTTTGAAAATGTGGGTTTATGATAATTGCCACTAACGTCCTGCGGCTTTGTCGTCGTTGTGGTGAATGAACCTAAATCTTAAAAGTACAAAACTATGTTTAAATTAAACCTAAAAAAGCCATTTACTATACACGTTGTTATGCGTGGTTTACTTTTCAAGTATGTTGATTGGGAAAGGATGTGGTACAATCCAAAATGCAATTTTAAAAACGGAGATAAAATAAAATTGAATTGGAAAGCAAAAGTTATGGGTTACGAAATGGAAAAATCAATGACTTTTTTAAAAATAGATAATGATGGTGTTGTAGATACTAAAGAAAAAGAGTCTTGGAATATCTATTGGCTATGTCGTGCATAAATCACGCATAACGGCGGATGCTACACGCCGGATGCCAAGATAAAACTTGAATCAATGCACAAAACGCCTGCATATAGCTTGTAGCATATGTTAGGGATATACCACGAACGAAACTAAAATTATAAATAATGATAAATTCACTAGATTTTTTAAAATTAAAAGAACAAATTTCAAAATCAAGATTGTCAAATGATTTTGAAAAAAGTTTAATGCAAAGTATCTTAAATTATAACGCAAGTAACTTTATTCGTTATAATGGATTCAAAGAAAATATAGGTGTAAATATGACTTATAAGCAAGAAGATATTATTGAAAAACTTTTTGAAAAATACAAAGACGATAGTATTGATGGGGATATTTATGAAAGATACACGAAATTATTCTTAGAAAAAGGAATTGAATTAAATTCATTTGATAAAAGGCACTTAGAAACTTTTAAAGGAATAATAAATGAATCTGAAAACTTTAAAAAATGGGTTTCGGAAATACTACCCACAATATAGGCGGTTATCCCTAACGTTCCCGCGCTACAAGCAGTTTGGGATTAAGGAAGCCAAATCTTCGGATAAACACAAATTTATCAGATACAAGACCAACTTTAAATTCAGCCAAATGCCCAAATTGCTTGTAGCGTGTGTTAGCCGTTCGGTTTTTTATTTAGTTTCTGTTTATTTTTATTTACCATTTCACTTATAGTAGATGGTATAATTTCGCCATTTAGATATGCATATAAAAAAGTTTTTTTTAAACAATATAATAGAATAATAACAAATGATACAAATGCATATTTAGTTGCAGTAAAATTGGGATTTTCAAATGAATTTGCTAAAAGAACTAAAAATGGAATAACTAGTAAACTTAATGAAGTATATAAAAAACTCAAAATAAAGAATATAAATTTATTTTTAATTTTTCCTTTTTCAAACTCGTTAAACTGTATAAGCTGTGGGTAATATAAAAGTTTACAATAAATTAATAGTATATAAAAAAATGTAAATTGTAAAACAGTTTTAAATATTAAATTAAAATCTATGTTTTTAAAAATATAAAAGTATTCCATTTATATAAAATTATGTGGTTAATCATTCTGCCACTTTAAAATCCTAAAAGTTGAAATTATGTCAGATAAAAAGTTTAATGATTTTATAAAGTTTTGGATTTTTACAATGCTTTGTATGCTATGTATAATCCTACTATCGTTAAAATAGCAGTTACAACATACCACACATTGTTTCCTTTTTGAATCCACTTTTGTTTATTCATCCATTTTAGTTGTTGCTTTTCGGGAGGAGTAAGCTTAATGTAAAAATAAATAGGTAAACTATTATTGATATTAATTTTAGCATTGAAACCTCCGTATTGTTCATCAGTTTCATCTAAAAAAACGACATCGTATGTATTTGGTTTTATTGGGAAAAAATGTTCTCCGTGTTGGCTTTTTAGAAAGTTTACATTTTCGCTCTCGATAAATTCTAAAAGGATATTTTTTTTTAAAATTAAGGTTCCATATTCAAAACAAATATTATTATTAGATGCAGAATAAGCTTTCAGTTTTAATTCCATATTTATTTGTTTAAATGTGTTAAATTTTAATCGCTTCCAGTTTCTTTTCTTCAAACTGACGGCTAACGTTTCGTGGCTTGGGTTTCGGCTTGGTGCTGATACAAGACTAATTTTCGGATAAATAATAATCTCAACAAATACAAGACAATGGATAAATTAAAAACCAATGAAAAAGCTGAAACCAAACCACTGTTAGGCGATGTTTCTTCTTGTGCGCATATCTATAATTTTTATTGGAAACGTGGAAAATGCAAAGGTTCAAAATGTATCCTTTGTGGAAATTTAGACAGAACATTAAAACCAAATGTCGGGTGAAATATCGCCTAACGTATGGTGATTGTCGCTGTTGCCAAAAAACAAACCGATTCATTAAATTAAAAAACAATAATTAAGATGCAAAACAATAATCAAATTCAAGACCAATCTGGCAATAGCTACAATCACGTGTTACCGCTTGTTGTTCTGGTCGGTTGCGAGGAATCACAGGCAGTTACAATTGAATTAAGAAAATTAGGACACGAAGCGTATAGTTGTGATTTAATGCCGTGTTCAGGCGGACACCCCGAATGGCATATTCAAGGCGATGTGTTGAAAGAAGCTTATAGCGGTAAATATGATATGGGGATATTTTTCCCGCCTTGCACATTTATGAGCCGAGCAGGGGCAAGATGGATGTACCCAACTGCGGGTAATTTGTGTCCTGAAAGATTAAAAAAAGCGATGGATGCAAAAGATTTCTTCTTGAAATTAAAAAACGCACCAATTGATAAAATTTCATTAGAAAACCCACTACCATTAAAAGTTGTAGGACTGCCAAAAGAAACGCAAACTATACAACCTTATCAATTTGGACACGAATTTTCAAAAAGAACGTTATTATGGCTTAAAAACCTACCTGAATTGAAACCAACTGATATTAAAAAAAACTACGTGCCTTATTTACCGAGCAATACTGGTGGAAAAAAAAGAGATCAGAAATATCAGTTCAAGAATATAAGCCAAATAGAAAGCAGTAAAACTTTCCCAAATATTGCCAAAGCTATGGCGCAACAATGGGCGGGAAAAGTTCTCGTTACCGAAGAAGTTGTGCAATAAGCGGTAACTATTCGCTAAGAGCATAAAAACACAAGCCACATGCTAATAATAACAATACAATACACTTGTAAATACTGTGTTTCGTTTTCTCCAAATTATGTGTTTACGAAATGCGGTTTGTGTGTTAATTTAAAAACTAATCGAATTATAAAACAAGTTTACAACAGCAATTGCATTGGTTATACTATTGATGGAAAATTCAAATCGCTTACTTTTCTAAAGAAGCATTTAGAGAGAATAAAAACAGAAAAAATACCTTTTTAATAAAAAAATTATGAATACATACGAATTTGAATATTTTTACAGATACGCTCTGGATCAACAGGATTTTGATCGAGTTGAAATTGAAGACGAAACAGAATCGGCAGCCTATCTTCAAGTAAAAGAAATTAGGAAGTGGGTATTCGGAATAAAACTAATTAGTATTAACGGAATAAATGTAGAGCCATGAATTGGATAAAGAATTTAGAATACACAGACCCTCAAAATTTTAAAGAAAGAATATGTCAGTTTTTATACTTATTGATATCTTCAATTATAATTATAATAGTTTGCGCTATGATAGCGTGTTATTTTTGTTTTTTACTATTTATTTTAGATTGGATTTATTGGATATTATCTGGGAAAACAGTGTTTTGGAAAACAATATGGAATTAAAAAAAAATAACTATGAGTGAATTTAAAGGAACAAAAAACAATTGGCACGCTATAGAGTTTGCCGGCACAATAATTTTAAAAGATTCACCGTTTTATGAAGGGAAGAATATTCTGGACTACGATGATGTTGGAAAGGAAGTAGCGGATGCAAATGCCAAATTAGCCATTTCTGCTTCAAAGCTATTATCTGCCCTTGAAAAAATAGTAGAAATGAATCGCCAACATGCCGATGATGAATACGGAGATCCGGAAAAAGCAGAATCATGGTCGTGCGTAAAAGTAGCTAGAGAAGCAATTAATAAAGCGTTATTATGAGATGTATTAATTGTAATCAAAAATTTACTCCAAAATATTTTCTTCAAAAGCATTGTGATTCTCCAGACTGCAATGATTCAAAACAGGAATATCAGGCAAATAAAATATCTGGTGTAAAGAAAACGCAGAAACCAATTAAAAAAGTTTCTGATAAGCGATCTGTAGAAAACCTGCAGTACTCCGCTGACCGAATTGTTTTTCTTGGTAAGCCGGAAAATAAAATTTGTCCAATCACCAAAAAACCAACCACGGACATCCACCATAAACGCGGAAGAATTGGAACCTTGCTTTTAGATCAAAGATATTGGATTGCATTATCTCGTGAAGGCCACAAATATGTCGAAGAAAATCCTGAATGGGCCAAAAGCAATGGCTATTCTCTAAACAGACTATCAAATGAATGAAATAAAACTAACAATTCCATTACTAACCCATGTTCGTAAAACCAACAACAAAATTAAAGCCGACAAATATATGAAGATAAACAACCAGGCTATTTATAATGGGAGTTTGAATCATTTTTCCAGGGCAATAGTTGTGAATTACCTACATGAGCATTTTTCAGATAATATTGATCCCGAATTCAAAGGATTAAATATTTGCTCAAATAACATTTCGCTGCTATATGAATTTCATACCGTTTTAAATCACGGGGATGTAAGAAGACTGAAAACCGGAATATCGTGGAACCTACCAAAAAAAGATTATTCCCCTTCATGGGATTTAGATAATCTAGCGGATTTGTGGACTAAAATAGGAAATGACACTTTAGTTTTGGATAATGTAATAAAACAGGATACTGTTGCGTTTATAAAAGAAAAGACCTGCCGTTTTGTAGAAATAAAAGAATTGTTCGATGCAAGAATAGAATTAACCATAACTTATTAAAATATGATAACTTTAAAAAATAGGCTAGAGATAAAAACTGATATTGCAGAATTGAGAAAAATATTAGATGAAGTTGATTCTGGAATCAATCATACTAAAGCTTCTAGCAGACATATTATGTGCTTAGGATTATCTGACGAATGGTTGATTTCTAATAAAATAGAAGTAAAAGAAGTATATTCTAATGAAGAATCTATGCGTATTTGCAAAATACGAAGTTTTGAACAAAGTTTGCGTATTTATTTAATAACCAATGGAAAAACGCTTAAAGATAATGCTAGAACATATTTATTTGATTCAGAGCCTTACGTAAAACTTACAGATATTCTTCCATTAAATACATATATATTATTATCCTCTTGGTGTGTTTCAGGACATTGCAGCTCTATGGTTGAGTTTAACAATGAGACATTTTTATCTATTGATTATTTTAGAGTGGTTAAGAATGAAGAAGATTTCGAAAAAGAAATGAAAGAGAATTCAAACAATAAATCAGAAAAAATACTTTTACAAAAAACGTATGTAATGATTGATCATAACACGGGTTTCTATAAAATAGGGAAGTCAAAAAATGCTATAGAAAGAGAAAAAACTCTTGCCTCTGAAAAGCCAACTATAGAATTGGTTTTAGTTTGCGAAAATAACATAGAGACAAATCTACACAAAAAGTTCAGAGAAAAAAGAATACGTGGAGAGTGGTTTGATTTACAAGCGGACGATATTTTAGAATTAATAGAAAAATATGAATTTAAAAAACCGTTAAAATGAAAAACACAATACATGGATATCCAAATCCAAAAACCAATACTCAGGAAATTTTATTAGAGCTAATTTTAAATGGAGAAGTTTCTATATTCTCATTCCCATATTTATCAGGATTTCGCACTAGGGTTTCTGAGTTATCTTTGACTCATAAGTTAGAACTGGACAAAGAGATAAAATCAGATTACAATAAATTTGGGAATTCGTATTGGTATGCATTACACAAGTTGCCAGAAGAACAAAAAGAATATGCAATTGAATTATATTCAAAATTAATTAGTAGAAACACTTAAATCAAATAAAATGAAATCAGAAGTATTAGAACAAATCAGTAAAATTACTGGAATAGTAGGAACATTTATTGAGAAACAAGATCAGGAAATAAGTGATCATGTAAAAAAAATAAATGATCTAAAAGAAGAGGTTGCTGTTTTAGAGGAGGCTATTGAAGAAAAGGACAATAGTTCTTATGAACTCCCTAAAAACTTTCAAAGCAATATAGTTACAGACTTGGCACTGGAAAAGCTATTTGAAAATTTATCAAGAATTCCTGCTTCCGATTTAGAAGACTTCGTAAATAAATACGCTGTATAATGAGTACGATAATCGTAAACAGCGTTGATTTACTAAAATCAATCAATGTAGTGGCTCCGGTTGTGAAGGATCGGACCACTCTTCCGATATTAAGTAATTTATTGATCAGTGTTCTGGACAATGAATTAAAGATAACATCGTACAACCAGGAAACTCGTGCCAGCATCACAATGAAGATTGAGAGCGATGAAAAGTTTGCTTTTTGCGTTCAGAAATCTCTCCTATGCAATATATTAGCAAGTCTGCCAAGTATTGAGCTGTCTCTGGAATTAAATAAAGTAATGCTTGATATTTCTTCTGATTTAGGATCATACAGTTTGCCTACAGAAGATTTTAGATTGTTTCCGGAAAGCCCTAACTTAGGTGATCTTAGTTTTTTCAAAGTGGATTCTGAATTATTCTTGGACGGACTTAGGAAATCAATTCCTTTTGTTGATACCTTGACAGAGAACCTTAATAGAGTTTTGATAAAGTCAAAAGATAATCAATTGAATATTGCTGGCATTAGTAATATTTGTTTCTATGAGAAGAAATTCGATTACAATGGGGATGATGTAGATATTTTATTGACAACGGAATCTGCGAAATTCATCAGTCAAACAATCAACCCAGATGCCGACTTATCAATAAGGTATAATTCAGGGTATTTCTGTGCGTATTTTGATAATGTTTCAATTGAAACACTTCAATTAGCAGTTAAGCCACCGGATTACGGCAAAGTTTTGGACTCACTTAAAAAAGACAATTGCTTGAAAATAAACAGAGAATTGTTCTTGGCTTGTGTGAAAAGATTTTCCGCTATTGCAGACAAGGATAGCAAATTTTTAATCATGGAAGTATCGAAGGATAAATTAAATCTTTCCTATGAAAACGACTTCCTTAAACACACTGCCAAAGAATCTATAACAGATTTTGTTTACGAAGGAATTGACATAAGAATGGGGTTGAATATTAATAAATTCAAAACTGTTTTATCTACTCTGGAGCAAGATGTGAGTATGTATTTCAGCGCTTCAAATTTTCCAACATTGTTAGTGGAAGATAATACGAGAATATTGTTCTCCCCAATGAAAGCGACTTAGTCATGCCTCGTAAAGCAATGGACAAGGTTCAGATAACACCTGAGCTTATGAAACAGCAAAAAGACATGCGCGCTTTTCTCCGGAGCCAACCTAAAATTGAATGGAAAGAAATAAAACCGATTGGCTTTCAAGTCAACGTAGGGACAATTCCGGAGGATGCAGCCGAAGAGTTTTTAAGAATATGTTATCAACACGAAACTAAAAAATAATTTATGACAACTGCAGTTAATTTATACAAAGAGCCTTATGATGTTTATATCGGACGTGAAGGCAAAGGTAAAAGTGGTTATTTTGGAAACCCGTTTAAGCTTGAAAAAGGAGAAGATAGAGGTTCTACGTTAGAGAAATACAAAAAATGGTTTTTAGAAAGATTAGAAAATGATTCCGAATTCAAAAGCAGGGTTTTGGAATTAAAAGACAAAAAGCTTGGATGCTTTTGCAAACCTCATGCTTGCCATGGAGATGTAATTTCCGAATACCTGAATAATTTAACTCATGAGCCATGCCAACAAACGAAATAACCTGCGTGAATAAAATATCTTCTAATAACAAATACGATGTTTTCGAATATCGAGACATGTACAATGATGTTAAAACCGTAGAGTTTCCTATTACTTGGGAAATGACAATTGAAGAAGTTGAAGAATATTTAACAAACCCTTAGAACTCAAAACAATGAACTTAAAACTAAACAACGAGCAAATAGCTTATATAAATGGATTAGATGCTCCAGAGGCCAAACAAGAATTTTTGCTGAATTGCTTCTTGCAACAATGTGAATTAGCAATTGCTATTGAAAAAGACAATTTACATAAAGAAAATTATGGTTCTGATAGGTTAATAGCTACCGCATTATCTATTATGGCAAACAAGCGAAAGTCTAATATCGAATACATTGATCCTGACGAGCCAAAAGAAGGAAGCAGAATTGACTTAGACGGAAGCTCTACTACAACAACTTTTTTGTCCAGAGAAAAGTTTGATAAATTCATTGAAGATAATGGATTAAAGAAATTCACTCCTCCGGAATCATCAAACGAAAGCAATTCACGTTTTATTCCTATTGCGGAATACTTATCAAAAGAAGAGATAGATCAAATTAGACAATCAAACTCCAATATTGATAATTATCTTGTTGATACAAAATCTTGTACCCCAGAATTTTTATCGAAAGAACAACTAAAGGGCAAGCACCTTTGGATTATAAACGGTACAGAATTCAAATTCACAGATAGTTCATCAATTGTCACCAAGGCATCTGATAAACCAGTATATTTCGGAACGATTAATATGAAACAATACGAATATTTAGCAAATCATAGATACGCTAAAGAAGATTTGCAAAGTGCTTTTGAAGCATCAAGACAAGACATAATGGGAATTCCATTGTTTAATAATTTTGAAGAATACTTAAAAGCAATAACTCCTAACATTTAGTTAGGAGTTATTTATTAATTTGGAGTTGGAGGTTTTGGTGGCGAAGGAGGATTCGGACCAGAACCTTTTCCTTTTTTACCTCCTGATTTGGATTTCGATTCATAATTCTGAACGTTACCTAATCCAAGTACTGACCAATAAGTCAAAAAGTCTTTCACGGCATCCGGATCTTCTTCCATATTTTTTTTAATAGAACCAATAAATATTGGATACAATGAGAAAGCTTCATCCTCCGAAAGTTTTTCGCCAAACTTATTCACTCTCACTGTTTCTCCAGTAGTTTCATCAACTTCTTCTTTTGAGGTCATGTAATGATGAAATGCTTGAAATCCTGGAGATTCTTTATTGAATAGAAAACGAGATGCTGCATCTCCTCTGCTTTCTATACCAAACCTGTCTTCACCAAATTTATATTTGGTTCCGTCAGCCTTTTTCACTTCCTCAGTAAATAGTCTGAAATATAGCGTAATCAAAGGAACGTAACCACCCCAAGGATCATATCTAAAATTTCCTTTACGTATTTTTCCGAAATCAGAACTGTTTGGATCGGTTTCTATTGTCATTTCTTCATCGTCATCATCTTTGAAAGCATTATATGCTGCCATGATAAACAAAATAGTAGCTGTTGTTGAAGCCACAGATTTAAACATAGTTGCCATAGCCATTTTACCTGCAGTTGTTTGTTTAAATTTCCCATTTTTAAAATTAGCCTTATTAAGCTCATAAACCATATACCATGGATTTAATTGTTGAAAAACAGACACAGCGTTCTTAAAAGAAAAGAAAAAAACATTTAATAGTTTTTGATTTGTAACTAACGCTTTTGGTTTTGCTCTACCTGAAAAAGTTCTAATATAACTTGCTAAAGATTCATAATCTTCGGGATTATTTACAGGATCTTTTCCTTCCGCTTTTAGCTTATCTACTCCACGAACAAACTCTTCGAATCTCAACTGGTTCCCGTAAGCTGAAAGACCTCTTTCGATGGCTTCAAATGCATTTATATTTTTCCATTGTTGAGAACGCGAAATCTTATCTTTTTCAGTGATTTCTAATTTATCCTTGGCTACTTTGTTGTATTGCTTTTTAAAGATATCAATCATAGTGTCTCCAATAGATTTTCTTTTTGCATCTGTAAATTCTTTTCCTCCTAATAGTTTCGTAGCTATCATAGGTGAGTTCCAAATAAACCTCAACAAATTGCCAGAAGCCATCTCTTCACGAACTTCATTTCTAAGGTCCGGCTGTGTGATCCCAATATCCAGTTTTTTTGCTAATCCATACAAAGGATGCCCAATTAATTGAGCCATAGCTTTTTCACTTTTCTTTTGAGAACCGATCGACCCAAATAACTTCAAAAACTTTTTACCTAATTCTTTCGGACTTCTTAATAATTCTGAGTAGGTAAAGCCTCTTAGCTGAATACCTATAAGACCTAAATCCAAAGAAGCTTTTACAGCACGAAGTAATCCTAGTGATTCAAGAGCTGCGTCCAAAAACTTTCTGGCTTTAGTTCTGTTTTTTAATTCTTGGATATATTTAAGTTTTTCAAAATGCTCATAAATTTCTTCTTTTTCTGCGCGCAGATTATTTAATTCATCATCTGCCAGAATAGGTTTTACTTCTTTTTTAGCAAAATCTTTGTTAGCTATCCTTTCTTCTAAATCAGATATTTGCTTTTTAACCCTCGTTTTTGCCGTTTTTAAGCGTTTTTCTTCCACAAGCCCTGCTTCTTCACGCAAAAGTTCTTTTGCTGCAACTAAGCCTTTCTTTTGAGTTCGTAAATTTTCAAGTTTAGCAGAATTCAGCGGGCTTGGTTTTTCTTTGTAAGCAATATTTTGCGTATCGATTTCTTCTTGTAACTTAGCAATAGATTTTTCCAAAGTGTTTTCGGCTCTGGATATTCTTTGCTCTTCTGTTAATTCAGGCTTGCCGACTAATTCATCAAGTATTTTTTTCTTTTCATCTCGAATAGACTTCAATGCTTCTGCCTCAGAATCAAGTCTGGTTTCTATTCTTTCAACTTTTCTTTTTTCTCCTTTTGAAATTTGCTTATCTAAATCTTCTATTTGGTTTCTAAGTCCTGATTTTATCTTATCAATAGCTGTAGCCCATTGCTCTTCTAAGTTGACGGATTCAAGACCTAATTCTTTTGCTAAACGATTCACCTCTCTTCTTAATTCTCTCGACTTTTGCTCTGGTTTTTCTCGTTTGATTCCAGTTTTCTTAGGCATATCTCCTCCCAAGACATCTTCATAAGCAGATAGAAGTCTCCCGTACTCTTTTAAACGATTTATTTTTCCGGTTATTTCATCCTTATTTGGATTTATTTGTTTTCCATAACCGGTTAATGCATCACGAATATCGCGTACATCAACATCCGGATATTCTTCTGATATATCTTCTTTTATTTTTTGAGAAATAACATCAATGTCTGTTTCTCCGGCCTCTACATAATCTCTGAACAATTGATTTGGAATTTTTATTTTCCCATTTTCGTCTATAGTTACCTTTGGTTGTTCCTTTTTAGAAACTTCATTAAATATAGCTTCCGCTTCTTTGAATAAATTAGGCATGTGTTTTTTAGCTCCATCTCCTATTTCTTTCAAAATTTGTTTGGAAAAATTTGATAAATCTCCCTTGGCGGCCTTAAATGTCAATCCCAAATATTCTCTAAACTCACTATCAGCTAACATTGTAGCAATACTTGTAACATCATTCAATCTTCCAAAAAACTTGTTTCTAAGTTCTTTTTTACGAACTTGTTCTTTTTCCGTAAGGCCAGATTTGTTTTTGGAGGAAATTTCTTTTTTCCTGGAAATATCTTCTTGAATATTTTTAATAGCAAGCTCTTCTTCGGCTTTTATAGCACGTTTTTCGGCTTCTTTTATTCTTTTCTCAACATCCTTTAACTGATTGGTTAATTTCTCGAATTCAGCTTTTACTTCTGCCGGAATTTCTCCATTAATATCATTTGCCTTATAATCACTAATCAACTTTGATAGATTGTATTTTAATGACTGATCTTTATTGTAGATGTAATTTAAAATAGATATTCCTTGCCCAGAGTTCCTAACGTCATTATCAAATGAATCAGAAAGCGATTGAAACTCCTTTATCAAAGATTCTCTTTCATCGAGATTGGATTCACTATCAATTTCATTTTTTAACTGATTCAATCCTTCTGAATAAACTAAAAACTTAATATCATTATTTTCTATTAAACCATCTTTAGCCGCCCTAAGCGCTTCTGGAAGTCCGACTGTTTCAATAAACTTATTAGCAAAAGAATCTGCTTCTTTTTGATTTCTAACATCGTAGTCGTTTCGTAATTCATTTAAGCTTTCAGTAATTTCTTTTCCATTACCTCCTTCAATAAGCCTATTAAGTAAAGTTCTTTTTCCTGGCTCTCTTTTGAATTCTTTTTTTACTTCAACTTTTCTTTCACTTGGTTTAGTGTCAATGGTTTCTGAAACTGATTCTTCGACAATATCTTCTTGCTTGGGAGTTCGTACTTCATCCACTGGCTTAACTCCAAGTCCATTATCTCCATCAGAAGCAGTATCTGTTTTCGGTAGGCTTTCATTTATGATTTCAACTTTTTCAGCAGGTTTTACTTCTAATACAACTGTAGCTCCTTTTTCTCCTACTTCCTTCTCTTTTGTTTCATTTGTTGGTTCTTGTACTTCGGTTTGTGATTCGGTTTCGGTTGTTCCAGTAGAGGTTGTTTCTGATTTAATTTCATTTTTTAGTATTGTTTTAAATTGTGGAAACTCTTCTCTTGATATATAATCAGGATCACCTTTTAAATCTCCTACTTTAATAGCTAGTCCTTCTTTTTCTAATCTTTCCCATACTTTTTGAGCGTCTTTAGAGAATTCCGTAGAACTACTAAAAACTTCTATGCCTTTTTTATTAGCCTCGGCTACCATAGATTTATACATTTCGTAACCAACTCCCTTCCCTTTGTAGGAGTCATTGTAAAGTTCCGACTCGCTTATCTCTAAATTTTCTCCTTTTTTAAAAACGCCTATAGATCCTATATCAGTCCCGTCTTTTGATTTTGCAATTATTTCAAAAAATAGACTACCAGTATTTGTTTTTGGTTCAACGGTTTCAAATGTCAAGGAATTAACATCTTTTGTTCTGTCGTATATCTTATTAGCCCTTTTTGTTATTTGTTCATTACTGATTGTTATGTTTTTTTTACCATCTGGGTTAAGTTCGTCCGTCAACTCTTCTAATGCTTCTCTTTTTAGCTTGTCTTGCTCTTTTAAAGGCAAAACATCAACTTCCGATACAGAACCTTCAAGAATTTTAGTTTTACGCTCATTCGCGACTTTATACTTTTTTGAAAGATTATCTAATAGTATTTGTTTTGTCTCTTTAGACGTGTTTGGGTCGCTTTTAATCTGATTTGCTTTATCTTTAGTCGATTCAGAAATATCAATAGCCTTAAGAAGTTCTTCTTTGACTTTTGGAGACAAAGATTCTACATGATCAACATTCTTTTGAACCAGTTGTTGATTGGTCTTAACCAGAGAGTCAATAGTTTTGTTTATTTCAATTTTTGATTCCGGAGACAATTCTGGATTTTGAAGTTCATTTTGAAGATTGAATACTTTTTTTGTATTTGATTTTATCTGGTTTTTGTCTTGGTAATTAGTTATTTGTTGAAGACCTTTTAGCCCACCTCCAAAAACAGCTCCACCAAAAGCCCCTCCAATGAAATCATCTACTGCAGTTTGGTATATATTATAATCAGACGGCTTAACTCCAGTCGCAACATCAACCGCATTTTCGGCAACTCCTTGAAATGCTTCTTCTAATCCTTCCCCAGACATCGATGCTAATATTGGATTCTTTTGCAATGCAGTTTTGTAGTAATCGACAAGACCGTCTTTTAAAATTGTAGTTGCTTTTTTAGCTCCCTCCCTCTCAACCAATCCTCTTGCTGCCGCGCCAATACTTCCAGAACTTAAAGTCTCGGTAGCTCCTTGAATAAATCCTGTTGCTAATGCGTTTGCAACACGAACATTGTTATTCATTTCTGGGTCTTCGTCTTTTAATTTTTCGGCTTTTTCGGCTCCAAACATCATGGAAGATGCCGCCATTAATTGAGGTGCTTTAGTGTATGCTCCACCAACCATTATAGACATTGTAGCTGGTAGCGATTCTGTAAAACTATTTGTTAATTGATCGAATCCTCCGAGATAATCTCCGTTAACGAACGAATCGTAAACCCCTCCTTGATATTTTAAATCTGTTTTCTGCGCCTCTTCCCTAAGTTGGGATACTTCATTTTTATAATAATCTTTTACAACATTATTTACACCTATGGTTTTCTTGAATTTTTCTGAATCTGTTCTAAAACTAGGTAAATCGAATACATCTGCAATGGCATTTTGAGGAGCAGCAAATACATCATATGCAAGTTCCGGTATAGCTGCAAAATTTACTCCAAGTTGAGAACTACCCGTAGCTAATTTATTGGTAAGAGAACTTATTTTACTATAATTTTGTTTCTCAATTCTCCTTGCCTCAGATGCCTCTTTGAATTCCTGTTGCTGTTTTTGTATAGCCGACAGTTCATCTGTTTTAGCAGATATTTCATCTTGGTTTTCAGGAGTAACAACAACAGATTTAAGTTCTTTTTCAAGAGCAGATTTTCGTTTCAGGTTAGCCTTGTTCGTATCCAAAGAAATTTTTAATTCCTTGTTTATTTTGGGCATAGGAGTTCCGGAAGATTTGAATGTTTTCAAATCTTCCGCAGACAACCCCGTAAAAGTTTTCATTTCAATATCTCGACCACCCGAAGAACCAGTCTTCGGTTCCAAAACCAACTCTTTCTTTTGAATGATAGATGTAGAAGGGTCTTTTTTTTTTACTTCATCAAAAGGCAAATCAGGATTAAACTTAGGTTTTTCTGACGTTACTTCTTCATAAGCTTTTGTTGGGTCGAATTTAGGCTTTTTAGGTTGCTCCATTAGTTTATTCGTAAGATTGTTTTGCTTCGTTCCATGTATAAGTAACTCCGTTTTGAATCACTTGTTTGGGTCTTGTTTGATGTTTTTGTATTTTTTTTACAGTAGTTACTTTTTCTACTCCAGCCTTTCTTCTAAAGAAGTCATCTGCCTCAATTGTGCTTTCAAATAATTCTCCTGTTTCAGGATTTGTTATTGTAAGTATTCCGGCTTCAACCTCATTAGCCTTAGCCCCTTTCCCACTTGTTTTGTAATTTGCTTTACGAGGTTTTTGAGGGATATAATCGTTTGTTGTCGGCTTATATTTTGGGTCAGCATTAACTTTAGCTTTTCCTTCTGCAGTCAATACCCAATCTTCTGGATTATCTTGCTCGAAAGAATAAGTTAGCGTACCATCCTTATGAACAACAACTTCTTTCAATGCGTTTTTAAATCCAGTTTCGTCTTTAGTTCCTTTATCTGATACAGGGATTATTTTATCCTCTTTTTGAACCTTAACTCCATTGTCAGTATAACCTTCTTTAGCTACAACCTTATAACTTCCTATTCTGGCTTCTTTTGAACGAGCTTCTTTTTCCTTACGTTTTTCTTCACGATCTTTCCTTGCATTATCTCTAGCTCTTTGGGCCTGATCGTTTCTTTCCTTCTCAACAGCCAAATCATAATTAGCTTTTTTATAATCTGCTTCTTCCGACTTGGTTGATGGAGCAGTGCTTTTTAAAACTTCTTCAAAGTATTCAGAAGCTTGTTGTTTAATTTTCGGATCAGTATAATTATCTAAATTTTCTGGATCTAAACCAAGTTTATCCAGTGCATAATACATGGCAGATTTATCAGCAATAGCTTCTTGCGCCATAGTCTTGGCAACTTCTTCTGCTCCTGGAGTATATTTTTCGGTTATTTCTTTGTTACCGACTAACCTCTTAACCTCTCTCTCTTTTCCAACACTTTTTTGAAACTGGTCAATAAGGCCTTTGTCTCCAGAAATATTGAATTTTTCAACTGGAGTCAATAAATCCATAAGTTGCTTCTTGTTCAAATCCTTGTAAAGAACTTTAGTTACATTTCCATTGTCATCTTTGTCAATCAATGTGTATCTGGCATTTCCATTTGAATCATTACTTTGCATTATATTTCCGGCTGTCATTTTAGCCAATACATCTTTTACTTTGTTGAAACTTATAGGATTGTATGCGTCTTGATTTGTTTGAAGCTCTTGTGCTTTTAGATTCAATGCTTTTGGCATTTCATTGACGTTGTTTATGCTATTCATGGCATTTCCGGCAATAGCCAAATATTTCTTATCTCCAGTTTTTTGATATAAGTCCTGTGCCTCAGCGTAAGCGTTTTTGGCATTTTCAACAGATTGTCTATTGGAAGAATCAAGTCCTGTTCCAGTACTTATGAATTTGTATTTTTCATTGAATTCAGATGCATCATTAAAATCTCGTCTTCTCTGTTCTTGCTGATACCTTTCATCTTCTATTTTTTGTCTTTCTTTTTCTAGTTTTTCGGCACGAAACCTTGTAAGGCTATTTTCTACACCCTGTACCGCTTGCCCTATATAATTTTGTGTAGGATCGATGGTTAAGTATCCAGCCGATCCACCTATTGCTCCTGCCATAATTATTAATATTTATATTTAGAATCCCAGCCTATTGTTTGAGGTACTTCCGTTCCAGTGCCACTGAATTTAGCATTATTGTTTAGATGTTGTGCTATCACCACTGCCTCCCCATTTAGCTGAGGCAGCAGTTCCGGCCATACCAACACCTTGTATCATGTTGCCATATCCTTGTTGTTGAGCATTATTAGCTGCATTATACTGACTGGAAAGCGCAGCAAGTTTTGCTTTTTGACGTTCTTCTTTAGTTTGTCTAATTCTAACACTGTCCTCCGCTTTTATCAGGTCAATGTTCTTTTGTTGTTGATCTAAATCCGCTGCAATCTCTCTATTTAGATTTTGACTTCCTGCAGTAACTTTTCCAAATCCTCCAATAATACCTCTTGTACCGGCATCAGAAAGAGCAGCAACTTGTGTTGCTTCAAGCGCTGATTGTCCTTCTTGTCTATTTTTTGCTCCAATAGTAGATACCTTTAACTCTTCCGCAATATTAGTTAATGGGACTTCTTTCATTTTAGCCGCTGCTCTAGCTGCTCTTTTTTTGTCTTTAGCAGCCTTACTTGCCTGTATTCCACCTGCGATAGCGGTGGCCGCTCCCACCCCGACAGCTACCCAAGACATTGATTATCAGTGTTTTGCAGTTTATAAATCTTGTTTTTCATATCTTCTGTTAAATAAGGATTATCGTTTTTTTGAATAATTCTTTCTTCTAATTGTTCAAGAGTTTCGTTATCTGGATTAGGGTGTGAAGTAGCCCAAGTGCATTTTTCTAAAATATATAAAACCCTTCTCGTTCCCGGTTCCGTTATTCCAATATACGGTGCTTCTAAAATATTTTCTACTCCATCGACCCATACTATCGCTTTGCCTTTCATTATGAAATATTGGTGTTGCGTTTTATGGATTTTAGACGTTATCAATGCCCCTGTAGGCATAGTTGTTTCGCGAACATACATTCCTTCTGTGAATCTATGATTTACGTCACATATAACTGGGTCGAAGTTATCAAGCATAGCGAATTCCAATTCATCTATACTATGGTTTAATATTTTTTCTGAAATTTCTTGATTCATTTTTTTATTATTTTAAGTATAACTTTTGACTACTTCTGAATTAACAGCGTAAATTTCAGTTTTGGTGTTTTTCATTAAGGAACCGCTCACTTGCATGTGATAACCTCTTATACCCATTGACTCTGAGCTTTTAGATTTTGAACACATTACATAATCTCCAGAAGAGATGTTTGCTACCGCATCCAAAGTTAAGCTTTTTTCTGATTTGTTTTGTATTGTACCCACAAGTTGATTTGACAAGTTTACTATTTTGTCTCCAATAGATATTTCGCTCTCTAACGGAAACGAAAATCTTAATTCCAAGCCAACTATAGCGCAATCTCCTATTCCTTGAGTCGATAGCACTGAATTATCAACTACATCGTTAGACGTTCTTGTGTATGCTCTAAAAACACCCTCTTGCTTTACGAAATCAGTCGCCTTTATGTAGCCTTCTTCTAAATCTGTTTTTAATTCTAGTTCCCAAGGATCTGTTCCTTCTATTTCTCCGTTTTTATATACTTTTCGTTCGCTTGGAAGTTGTGAAAAATTAACAACAAATTTACTTGGGTATTCGATGCCGTAAAATGTATTTCTTCCCGTTGGCTGATTGTGTTCATATATTTCTCCATTTTTAAAAGAGAAAAATTTACTGTTTACCCGGCACATATTTTCTGGATTAAAAGTAATTCTTCCTAGCCATCCATTGTTGAAATCCGAATACACCCACGTAACATATTCAGTATCGTTATATTTGATATTCAATACATATACGTCATGGTATTGATCATACTTGCCTATAACTTGATTAATGACGTTATCTCGGAACAACTTTTTGAAATAACTTTTCATTTTTTGACCTGAAATCTCATACAATCCGTTAGATTCATTTTTCTTCAAAACAACTCCTCTCTTTACGTCTGTAAGATAATCATTTGTAGCGTAGTCATCATAACTAGATGGGTGTACAGATATTCCGTTTTCAGAAGCGTAAGTGTTTTGCTGCCCTAAAACTTCTGGAATACTCGTTAAATTTGTCACTCCATCCGCATTAAACAATAAGTCTTTTCCATAATAAACAATACTTACTTTATCTTCTTGGAATACGTCTAAATTAGTGTCTTTTCCTTTAATTTCATAAATAGGCCCATAAGACTTTTCAATGTTATCTTTGTAATTAGCGTTTGATAAATTAAACTCATTTAATCTATTTGTATTGGTATTGGAATTATATATTTCAGAATATGTAATATCTGCGAATCTATTCATTCGTTTATAACCTTCTTTATCTATTCCAGTAGGGTTGCTGTCAATAGAAAAAGATTTTCCAGTAAAAGAATCTCTTATTTTATAGCTTTCGACTCCATTTCCAAAGCAAAAACAATCAAAAGCATCTGTTAGTATGTGTGTAGTAAACTCATGACTCCCGTCAGTTATTACATATGTTTCTGGTGTTTCAAAAAATAAAGTTTCTAAATCTTCAATAGGTTCTGTTTCAAAAACGAGTGTACCCCCAGCAAAATTCACATTAAATTCAACGGTTGTTATAATATCTCTTGAAGCAGTTCCGTCTCGCCACGGCTTTATTCTAAAACTTTGTCCATCAGGAGTTGTGAATTCCCAGTCGTTTAAATAATCATCCGCATAAGATGTAAAAGAGTTATCATCGGCAATTTCTGCATCAAACCATTCTTTTATATTTGCGTAATTGTCTTGCGCTACTTTTTCAATATTTAATTCATGGTCAAACTCTATACTTCCATAAGCTTTTATGGATATTTTGAAACTAAGTATTGTTCCCGCTAAAACGCTGTCTGGAATCCAAGTGTTAGTTTCATCATAAAAACCGAACAATGGGTCAGTTGTCACAAAAGACCTAGAAGCATATCTTCTTTTACCTCTTCCTATATATGACTTATAAGTATCTTGTGTTATGTCTACATCAAAATCCCCTTGTTTTATTTTAAAATATAATCCTGGCTGCTCTATGATTTCATCTCCATTTTCATAAGTATTTCCAGATAAAAAATTAGCTTCTTGTTGTTTTATTTCTAAAACCTTCGCCTTCCTAAGGACGTCCAATGGTCCTGAGTAATCTGATTTAACAGTAAGCAAACTTCCTTCTTCTATTTTGTTTTTATTTTCACCAACCAATCTAATCCATCTATAAATACCATCTTTAAAAACCTCATTACCGTAGATAATTTCATAGCCTTTTTTTGGTTTTTTTATAGCGAACTTGTAATATTTAGCCCACGAAGGAGGGTTGCTATTTATTGTAACAACAAGTTTGTTTACTAAATCACTATTTATAGCAGGTATAAATATGGTATTTAAAGGAGAATTAAGAATAGTTGTTTTTCGGCCCTGTTCATCCATGTAAATTAATCCCACCTCATTATCTCTATTTGAATGAAGAGAAGTAAAAGCGCTTTGCTCTACTGTCTGTAGATTAGCGTCTTTTATTAAGTAAAATTCATTTTTATTCTCCACAACAGAAGATGGCTCCGTTACTGAATAAACAATTAATGGAGTCTTAAGTATTAGAGAATTTCCTGATTGAGAAACATCAAAATCCACCATAGAAACAAACGCGCCTTCATTGCTTATAAAATTGTTTTTAAAGGTTAAAGAAAAAACAGTTTCTAATTGATATACAAAGCCTGAGTTTGTTATAAAATCAGTTAAATCAGCATAGTTTTCACTTATGTTATAAAAAAACGTTACAGATGGCTCAAAATTACCAACCAAAGAAGATTTTAATTCTAAATTAATTCTTATTTGATTTCCAGACAAAAAGGAATAACCAGTCATGTCAAATGTGGTCACTGTATCTATAACAGTGTTTCCGGTCAAATCAGAAGTATAACCTCCGTTTTTTGGAAAAGATAGTTGGAAATACGAATAATAATCATATCTGGAAATAGCTGCACCAATAACACCAATAAGAGATGTGTTATAGTTTAATTTTAACCCATAAATTAATCCTAAATCAGAAGTTATATAAATCTGTACGTTTTTATTAGTAAGAGTTATATATGTTCTTGATTGACTACCTGTCAATGATGTCCATTGTTGAAGAACTGTAGATCCTTCTTTTACTATAATATTATACGGTATTGTTGAATATCCTCCTTCTGGAGCAACGTCTATAATAAAATCAGCTCTATCAGCAGAGCCTAAGACCATCTGAATTGTATTAGTAGCGTAGTTCATTTGATCAGTAGGAGAACTACCGCCATCTTCTATTCCTTCTTCAAAATCAACTAGATTAGAATAATTATCAACACTTACATAATCAGACACAGCCCCCTCTACCTCGCTAGAGAAAGGTTCCGTGGACATTAACGATACTTCAAAATCGACTTTTTCGTCTATATCCCTTCCTTCAACAAAATTAGCATAAGCGATTCTATTACCTATTATTGTTTGGCAAACAGATTCCAACGGGACGTTATCAAAGTTTCTGAAATATTGTTCTTCTGGAAGCGTTGTATAAATTTTAGACTTACTGAATTGAAAAGAGTGGATCGAATTATCGGACCATCCTTCATCTTGCTTCACAAATTCTTCAATTACATATACTTTATTGTTGTCGCTTTCTCTGAATAACAAATCTACCTGAACAACGTCTCTTGGACCAACATTAAAACTTATATCAACCGCATTAGACAGGTTGAGCATAGAATTGTTTTCGTATGTTTGATAGTCTAAATCAAATTTCTTTGGTGTAAAAGCTATTCTGCTCCATGAACTATAAGCAGAATAATAACCGTCTCTGTATTTGTATCGTGTTGCAAAACACAACATTTTGTCTTCTATAAAATTGTTTTCAACTCCATCAATACTTGTAGTTAGGTTGATAGATGGAGCAAAAATAGGAGATGGCTTCATCACTGAAATTTCATCATTTGAAAATCCATCAATAGCCCAAGTCTTAGCCGTATTAATATTTACGCATCTTGGAGGATTTGTGTCTCCGCTCCAAAAAATAATAACATCTCTGGAAACAGAATCAATGAAAACATCAACCTTGTTGATCATTTCACCTTCTTTGAAGTTTAGAACACCTCCGGTTGTTGATTGTAAAATAATCTCGGATACAGATGTTTCGGTATCATATTCGATTACATAATCAAAGCTAGTGCCTTTAATAAGATTGTATATTTTCCCAATAGAATTATTGGTTCCCACGCCTATGGTTTTGCCTCCAGGAATATTGTAAGCTGTTTTTAGTGCATTTCCAAGCGCATTTTTACCAACTCCCAAGTCGGACGAATCAACAGTAGTTACAAAGAAGTTCTCCGCATCCACCAATTCATTAGGACTCACGAATCGAGAATCAGAATCTTTGTTTACGGTTCCTAGAGAAAATGTGTTTTGTAATTTCATTTTTTATTTGAAGGTATAAATGCTACTAAGAATCTTCCTTTTTTACTTTTTTTAAAAATCACCTTACTATCAGGAATTCCGTTTTCCCAAACAAAATTGCCTTTTATTGGTTTTATCGTATCCATTGGCGTTTTTTATTTAAAAATAACATGACGTCATCAATCTTAATGTCCATCATAGCTATTTTTGCGTTTTTATATGCAGCAAACCACATTTTTTTAGCTTCATTTTTTTCATACATCGGAACTCCGAACATAGTTTTCATTAATTCGTAATTAACGAAATTATACAAAGCTTCTTCGGCCAATTTACTCACTTTAATATCACTTTCATTACTATATTCCAATCCGTCTGATATGTATTCAAGCATTATAACTCTACTTGCATTATCAGAGCTAAAATGTATCTTACCTTGTCTTGTATCTATGTTGAAATATCCATTTGCGTTTTGAGATGGGTCAAGTAAAAAATTAGTCTGCCTTATAATTCCGTATCCGTTTGTATAAGGATAAGGATACGCTCCGATACACCCTAAATCTAAATACCCTAAGAATTCTCTTTTATTTACCTGATCATTTACTTCCTCAAAGAATGTTGTTCCTTCCAAAATAAATCCATCATCATCGAACAGTATATTGGCTTCATCGTCTTGCAAATAAGCAGTACCCATTGCAATATTATTATTTCTTGACAAACCCATCAACTCTCCCGTTTCCGGATTCACATAAGATATCCTAGTATAGTTGACGAAATCTGGAGGCAGAATAATGTCTAACGTATCGCCAAGTTCTAATTCTACGCATTTTTTTTCTCTCAAAGCGTTCATGCTGAATTTCTTTATTCCTTGCTTTAGTTGGTAGATTATTCTTGAACGAGGCACTTTGTTTAATATTTTTCCATTGCCAGTGTAATTGGCTGTGAAATTAAGCACCATTTCTTCTAACGATACATAGACATAACTTCCGTTATTATCTTCATCTTCGTAATAAATCTGAGGATTCATTGAACTCATAACTATGATTGTTTTTGATCTACCGCCAATTCAGCATTATTTGCTGCTACTATTACTTCTGGTTCTTTCAATGAAAGTCCGCAAAACGACATTACTTTCATTATGAATGGATAGAACAAGGAGTCGTCTAACTCCACGTCTTGTCTATCGCTGGCTCCGGCATTAAATACTGGATTCCCGTCCGCATCTGTCACATAACTCCATTTAGGAGTTTTTGGTCTTCTGATATAAAAAAGTTCAACAGAATAACCGGAAGGAGCTTTTGGAGCAACTCGATATCCGTTTTGAATTTTTGTATAAACAGGAAACATTACTGTTGGTCCGTTTATTGTTGAATTTATCATGTTGTTCCAGATAGGGCCTTTCGGAACTTCTTCAATATCTACTTTTTTACCAGACGCATTAACCAAGGATAAAGCCTCTGTCCTGTACATATCAGAACCACTAAAACTCCACAAATCATCACCGGCATCATAAGTAAAATTACCAGAAGTGGAATACTCAGTAAAATTATCTATTTGCTCTTTAATGTTTTTTGGGATATCCGCAAAATCATTATTTGAAAGATGTCTGGATTCGTTTATTAACCACTTATTGTATTGATAAAATAAGTTTTCAAATATCTCAATTTGAGCCAAGTCGCAGAATGAATCGAACTCCATAGGAGAAATAAACCCTTTGTTGTTTTTCGATAGTAAGAACAATACAACGTTTCTGCATTTATTTATAGATATCATCTCAAATTATTTTAAACAAAGATAAAAAATAAACGACAACAAATGTTTGTGGTCGATTAATATTTGAAACAATAGCTTGTATGTAAAAAATATATTATATATTTGCCGTATGAAAACAACAAAACTATATTTATCGTTAAGTTATTCGCTTTTAAGCGGAGGGATTGGCGTATGATATAAATAACATATAATTATACTTAATCCCTATTCGAAAGTTTAGGGATTTTTTATTTTGGGAGTAATGCTAAACAGGATAAGCGCCAGACTGTAAATCTGGTAACCGGCATAGGTAGGTGGTTCGAGCCCATCTACTCCCACTAAAAAGGAGCGTGGCGAAAGGGTAAACGCATCAGACTTAAAATCTGTTCCGCTGTGGGTTCAAATCCCACCGCTTCTACAAAAGGAAGATTAATCCAAGTTGGTCTAAGGGATGCTGTCTTGAAAACAGTTAGTCGTAATGGCGTGTAGGTTCGAGTCCTACATCTTCCGCAAATAGAAAATAGGCAAATGTTGGTTTGTTGCGCCCGACTGCTAATCGGGTCCGAGTAACATCGGCAAGAGTTCGATTCTCTTATTTTCTGCAAAATGCCGGAATGACATAAAAGCGAATGGTAGAGTATCCTGTTTTAGAAGCAGGGGTTTTAAGGGTTCGAATCCCTTTTCCGGTTCTCAATAAAAAACCCCTCTACATTGAGGGGTTTAGTGTTTTGTTATTTTGAATTCAAAAGGTACTCATAAAAACTCCTTCCGACTCCAGACTCAAAGTATGTTACTAATTCGTCCATTTCGTCTTTGTTTTTAGGAACTTCCAAAATCACTTCCCTGGTTTTATTTAACCATCTGTAATTGTTGTAAATCAAATCACCAATGTACATTGCGCTTTTAATAACACCTTTCATTTTTATTGTGGAGTCATTAGTATAATCGATGTATTTTGCAGGTTCTTTTTCTGCATAAGCGACAACTTCTTCTTCCAATAGTTCTATTGACCAAGACTCAACATAACTAGGGCATACTAAGCTGGCAATTGCTCTGTTTATTGTTTCTCCGACTTCGAATACAAGACCAGTAGCTTTTATTTTTAGCTTTTTGTCTTCAACTATTTTTTTAGATTTAGCTGTAGCATCATACTCTCTAAAAATAATGTCTTTGTATTGGTGGATATGAAGGAATTTTTGCAAATTTATTTGGTCTGCAGGAACTTTTAATCTGCCGAAAGTAAAAATAATCTCAGCCAAAATAACTGATCCAGGTTCCTTACTTTGTTTTTCAACAAAAAAAGAAGGTTGATTTGTGGAATATCTTAAAATGTGGACCGTGTTAGTTTCCTTATTAAAGTACTGCAAAGGAATTGTCGCTGTGTGTTGTGATGGTATTGAAGCCGAAATAGGTTTTCCTTCAATATATTCGTACTCCCTGTCTTTTCTTTCCCAGTTTTTGAATTCCGGAATATCTTCAATGTCGTACTCTTGCTTTACTTGTTGTTGAACAACAGGAGCCGGTGCGACTTGTTGAATAATTTGTGGAGCCGGAGTGTGATTTCTAAGTGCGTTGGCAATCATATCCTGAACAACTGATAACGGAACTGATGCTTCCTGTACCGGAGCATTTTCTTTTACCTGACTTTCTGTTTGTTGTGGAGATTGAATAGTTGCATCCGGAGATTCCGATGCAATTTCTTTCGCTACATTTGTAGTTTGAATAACCTTGTTTAGACTATTAGCAAGTCCTGATCCGGCATCTTGTTGTTTTTCTTTGTCACGTAACTCTCTACCTTCCCTAGATAAAGGATGTGGCTTCTTTACTTCTTCACTCATTTTGATTTGATTTAATTGATTAATTTCCAAACAAAGATAAATGTTATTCGTTTACAAACGTTTGTTGTCGTTTATTATTGAAAAACATTTGGTAAATCAAAATATATGACGTAATATTGTCATGTAATTCGAAGAGTGTCATTTATGGCGTTCTTCTTTTTTTATTCGATTTAATTTAAATATAAATTATTCATTATGCCAGAAACTAAAAATATTAACACGCATGCAGGATGGCTTGCAAGTCACGAACCAAGTGAACAAACGCGAGGACTGATATATTGTCAACAAAAAAAGATTAAACAATTGTCAGATATTATCGAAAAAATAAAATTGGATTTAGATTTACGAATTGAACCAAGAGAAGAGCCTGACGAAGTTATTTTACATTCTATTGAAGCGTTAGTTTCAGATATTCCTGAGATAAAACATATTGAAGGATATTTTATTTGGGAGGGCTAAAATGGAAAACTCTAAACCAGTAATAGGATGTAGCTTTAGCGATACTCCTCATGAATATTCTGTAATTATAGTAGGTGAGGTAAGAGAAGGGATGTTTTTCATATTGGAAGAAGCTCAAATGTTCTGCAAGCCTATGGATGATAGAAAGCCGGATTCCGAGTTCCGAAAGAAAATATCAGAACTCGCTAAAAAGTGGAACGCAGAAGTTCTCGGAACCAGTAAATCATTCCGGAACATGGAATCAAAATTAACTTCAAAAGAAAAACATTATGGTAGGAGAGATTTTAATAAAAGAGGCTAATAAAATATTCAAGTGCGACCTTTTATCGCCTAGCCAACTAAGAAGCAATGTTGATGGAAGAGTTGCGGTAAGTTATTATCTTAGAATTCATTCAAAAACAACGTTTCAAAAGATTGGAGACCTGCTTAAAAAGGACCACGGAACTATAATGCACTACATGAAACTCCATGACAATCTTTATAAGTACAATTCTGAATATAAAAACAAATACGATAAATTAACAGTAACTCACAAATACTCAAAGCTGTTTTGTAATACTTGTGTTTTTCAATTTAATAAAAACTAATCATGGCAGAAAAACAATACACAGGCGTACAATGGGATACAAAAATTCAGCAATGGAGATCTATGGTCCGGCACGATGGAAAAACTTTTAACTGCGGTTTGCACAACGACCAAATGGCAGCTGTAAAAGCACGCGATATCTGTATAATAAACAATGGATTAAAAGTGGCGCTTCAAGTGATAAAACCAATAAAAAAGAAAAAGTGATCAATGAAAATCAAACAGGATTCAATCAATATGATCCATATTCTTCGTTACTGGCGAGATTTGACAAAGAAACAAAGGCAGGAAATAAAAACCAGAATAGGAGTAACGGTTATGACTTACGAAAAAATAAAAGAATTATACAACTCTAAAGAGAAATAACATGGAAGAAACATATATCAGTTTTGAAACCGCAAAACTCGCAAAAGAAAAAGGATTTAAAGAAAAAGTAAATTATTCGTTTGTAGATTTATCATCGTTTGACTCTGGAATTGATAGGGCTCAATATATGCATTCCCAAAATCACAACGAAAAAGGCCATCGTTATTCTTGTCCAAGCCAATCTCTCCTACAAAAATGGCTAAGAGAAGAACACGAAATAATTGTTTTCGCACAACACGAAACAATTGATGATGCGGAATCTGCATGGACATGGGCAATAAAAATTTACGTCCAGGAAGGAGTGGAAGGAACCAGAAAAAAGAAAGAATATGATTTCTGGAAATGCCACTATTCATTATCTTACGAAAATATGATGTGGTGGAAAACATACGAAGAAGCTTTAGAAGATGGTCTTTTAAAAGCACTAAAACTAATTAAGTAAACATGAACACAAATACAAAATACTACACCCCTACAATAGAAGAATTTCACGTTGGATTTGAATTCGAATTCTTAAACAATCAAAACGAATGGATTTTTTCAAACGACTTCTCTCTTGATTTCGCAGACGACGATACTGATACGGTTTCTGAGGTAGAAAGACTTTTAGAGGTATCGAAAATAAGAGTAAAAAACTTATGCCGGGAAGACATAGAAAGTGAAAACTGGGAATTAGATTCTTGCGTTGAAAAAGAATGTTTTTACATCCACAAATCCTCTAATTTAAAAAACGGAACAATCCGATTAGTGTTCAGAGAAAAAGAAGGATCAATTGAAATTAATTGTGATAAATTTGGAGAATGCTTTTACGGAATACTAAAAAACAAAAGCGAGCTACAAAAACTGATGATTCAACTTAATATAAAAGAGTAAACATGAAGAAATACTTAAAAAGATTTTTTTGTTGGCTATTTGAAATAGATAACGAAATTAAAAAGCTAAAAGAGCTGCAGATAGAATTAAAACAAAGTAAAGATCGATTTGATGAAATATTTGGTCGATTAGAAATAAGTGTCGATTATCATGAGCATCATGAACATAATAATTGGGCTGTAATATCTATTGCTGGAGAAGGATCTGATTTTATTAAATTTGTCAATCTTAATTCTAAGGACTTGATGGAGATAAAAAGATTCATGAGCGTATTCGATAAATCTAAAGTAGATCACAGCCCTAGCATGATTCCTTGTTTTTACGAATTTAAAAAACCTCACCAGAAGAATAAAAGAAATAGATTTTAAAATAATTCACTATATTTACAAACGCAAAACCACTACTTTGCAATTAAGATATTTAGTCAACAGACTAACAAAGGTTGGAAAGGTGTGTAGTGGCCCTTTCTGACCTTTTTTTATACAATAAACTTATGGAATTAAAAACAGTAGAGTACTACAAGAACTTAGATTTAGCAGATATAAAATATTTCTGCGACATTGAACAGATAGAAAAAACCGAGCAATGGAAAGACATAGAAGATTTTGTGGATCGATACCGTGTATCTGATTTAGGACGCATTAAAAGCTTGGATAGGTTTAGAGGAAACGGAAACGGAGGCTATTTTATGAAAGGCAGAATAATTAGATTGACTCCTGACAGGGATGGCTATCTTTTAACCGGACTAAGAAAGCCAGGAGTACATCGAAAAGGAAAAGTTCATCGTTTAGTTGCCATCGCTTTTATTCCAAATCCATTAAATCTACCAGAAGTAAATCATACTGGATTATATCCTGACGGAAAAGAAGGGAACAAAAACGACAATAGAGCAATCTCTTTAAAATGGGATACTCGAGCTGACAATCAGAAACACGCTTCTGAAAATGGACTTACCTCACAAGGAGAGAAACATTTTCGCTCAAAACTAACAGATAAAGATATTACAGAAATAAGATCTAGTAATTTAAAACACTTGGAACTCTCTAAAATTTATAATGTAAGCCGGCCAACCATAACAGATATAGTTAATAAAAAAAGTTGGAAACATGTTTAATTAAAAAAAGCCACTCAATGAGTGGCTTTTTTTTTAAGTATTTTATTGTAAGCGTGTTATCACCCACGGAATAAAACTGCGTTGTTACGCCCAATCACTACGACTGCTTGCTCGCTGCTCCACTCTGTAGTGATAGTATCAGTTAAACTAGTTCCCTGGTCCCATGAACGCACTACCATCTCGTAATCACGATTTAACTTCCCGTAAGCTCTGTTACGCACGTGAATCATAGGTTTCACAGAAGGCGTTCCTACCATTGGATCCATTACAGATTGAGAAGCAGAAGGGATCAAGAATCCATTTACTTTGTTGATACCAGTGATTGCCCCTTGTGCAGTTGGTTCAGTTAAGTATTGTAGTCTTGAATATTGGAATTCCCAACCACCGATTGTATATCCTTGGAAAGATAAATCTAAGGCCATTTGTTTGTTGTTTTGGAACGCTCCATAAGACAATCCAGTTGCGCTAGATTGAGTTGAAAGGAATGAATCAATTGCGAAACAAAATTGAGTAGTACCATAGATGATATTATCTCTTAATTGTCCTTGTTTTTCCAAACGGTTTACCAAGTTTTCTGCAGAAGTTCTATCTGAGATAGTCCCGGCAAAAATATTTCCTTGTGCAAAAGCGGAAAGCATACCTTCACGTCCTTTGTATCCGGCAGCAAGTAAATCTCCAGACCAGTCTTTTGATGTGAAGTTTTTAGATTCACGAGCGTTTCTGAAACGTCTTTCTGCGTTGTATTTGTTTACATCATACCAGATATATCCTAAATCAGCTCCGGTTGCATTGTCGGTCATTTTTAACCAAGAAACCTGAGTCATGTTTGTACGGTTCTCGTCTGCCATCTCTTTTGTGATAGATCCTCGAACTGTGAATTGTTGGTATTTAGTATTCAAAGACTGAGACATTCCTGCAGTTCCTTTTAAGAACTCATTTGTGTCAGCGAAAACTGTGATTCCAGTTGTTCCTAAAGCTGTCCATCCTGCTGCATCTCCACAAGAAGCGGTAAATGTAGTAGATGTAGTAGCTGAAATTCTACCTTGTCTTAATACAGAACCATCAGGTAAAAATGCTGTAATGATTTCTCCTGGTCTGAAAGTATGATCAGCTAATGTAAATACATCTGATGCGCGTGCTACTCCAGTCGCAAGTTGAGTTAAACGATCTTCTTCTGTCCATGTGATAACATCACTGGCATAAGGGATTTTACGTCCTGTTCTTTCGAAGAACGTATCGATCATTTGGCTACCATATCTGTTATGGATGCTTTTGTCCAACTCAGGTAACTCGTGGTTCAAGTAGGTGATGTCGGATAAATCTAAATAATTCTGAGCTGTCGGAACTTTTGTTGCGCTTGGCACATATCTGACTGCTGGTGATGCTGCTATTGCTCCCATTTGTTTTTGTTTGTTTTAAAATTAGTTGAAACTTTAAAAACAAGAAAGATCATCCTTTTTCTAAGGTGTACGAGATTCCGGTTTTTCCGCTTGAAGTTGCCTCCCTAATATTGTCTGGCTGAATATTTTTAGAAGCCCTGTCTTGAATTTCAAGTTCTTTTGCTCGGCCTCTTGCATACGCTTTATTCAGTTCTGACTTATAGTTTGAAGCCATATAAATAGCTTCGTGGTAGCCTTTAATATCGGAAATTTCTCCAGTCGTCTTATCTAAGAACTTATTCATGAAGTTGTTTGAGTCCAGTTGAAATTCTTTTATTTCATTTAGATTTTCCGGCTTAACCGTAAATTCCTCAAAACCTGTTTTTTCATCTCCTAGTTGAACCTTGAAACCTTCAAAGTTGCTATTGAATAAAGATTCGGTTTTTGAAACAAAACTATTTCTTTTGACTGTTATGTCAGCTTCATAATCTTCTTCCTGCTTTTTTTGACTATCTAAAACCTTTTTTGCTTCTCGATACTCTAAAGGAATATGTTCATCGGAACCTCCAACAACATTCCATTCCTCTTTTCGTTTTGCGAAAAACTCATTGGCTTTTTGTAAATCAGTTTTGGTATTAATTCCTCTGTCGAGGATTTCATCTTCATCATCTTCTTGGTCCAGTCCTTCAATGTTGTATTTTTTATCGTAAATACGCTGAACTTCTTTCTCGCTTAAAGACGGGTTGGATAATTTTATATAATTTTTTAATACTACATCTTCTTTTTCAGTACTCCAGTCTTTTTGAGTTTCTAAAAAATCATTGTAGTTTTTATTTCCAGTCTTTTCAATGAACTCATTAAATTTCTCCATTTCAGGAGCGTATTTTTTTTGTTCTTTCGGGATTACTAAATCATCAAGATTTTCAGCGGTAATTCCTTTTTTGTCTTTTAAAAGCCTTAGCAATATTTCATCACTAGCTTCTACATATATTTCATCTTCATCATCTTCCGTTTCTTGGATATTTCCTAATCCATCAGCTGCTTCAAGATCTTCCAGAGTAGTATCAACAAATTCCTCTTCTTGATTGTCGGGAACAATATCCGTAGGCTGCTTAACCTGATCTATTGCTTCTTGACCTTCTCTTGGTTCCGGTGTAAATGTTATACCAGAATCTACAACTTCTTCTTGGGCAGAACCCTCTTGTTGCTCTGTACTTATTTCTTCTGACATTTGTTTTTGATTTAATTTGATTTAACTAAGACAAAAGTAACAAATAAACGTTTACAAACGTTTGTTGTCGTTTATTTGTTACTTAGTAGGTGTTTTATTGTTTCTTTGCAGCAAGTTCTCTCCTGTAGTTTTGATAATCTACTGTTTTAGACAGTGTACTCAAACCTTCTGGAGCAATGTCCTCATGACTGCCTCCTTCGTAATGAACCCTGTATCCGTTTCGTCCTTTAGTGCCTTTTCCGGTTACGCCAGATTGTACATTTATGATTTTCGCCTTAGCGCTTATGTTTTCCACTTTAGCAGGACCTTTAGCTACATTTACTTTGTTTGCTTTTGCTCTTTCAATTTCTTCATCTGATAAAAGGCTTTTTTTAACCTTTATCATTGTTTTTTTTCCGTCTGGCATGATTTATAGTTTTTAAGTTATTAATTTTACACTTGAAATATTTCTTGATCCGCATTTTCTGCTTCAAAATCTATTGGTTGTGATTCAGTTTGTTTTTGATGGTCTATTCTGCTTTTTTGAGTAGCCTGAATCGCTAGATTTTCTTTTTTAGTTTCCTCTAGTTTATCTATTTTTTCAGAAGCTCCAGAATTAGCTAATTTTTGGATCTCAATTTTATAATTTCCTTTTACTTCTTCTGTAAGACGGTCTTGACTTCCTCGTTCTTTTTCTTTAGAAATTTCTCCTTCGGTTGTCAATTGTTGAATCTGCATTTTTATATGACCTTCCATTTGAGCAGTTTGCTGTTTGGCGGCTTCGGCTTCTTGTGCTGCACGAATATTTTCGTCTGCTTGTATTTTGAACTTATTAGCTTCTTCCTGTTCTTTTATTTTAGCTCGTTTTTTAACCAAAACAGTCAAATATTGAATAGCCAAATCTAAAACTTTTATGTTTCTAATTTTGTATTTGTCTTCAAGTCCTATATATCCTTTTTCTACAGCAATTGTCATGTCAGCATTAAGTTCTGCTCTTTCTTCATCATCCATTTCAAGTTCAAAGAAAATAGCAAAATCGCTTAAATGCAAATCTCTTACCGCGTCTAAATCTTCTACAGAATATGCACCAATTTTTTGAATCAAATCCTCTCTTAAACTTGGATAATATTTCAGAATATCGGAAATAGCATAACTTGTAGTCTCTGCTGCTTTCAATACCAAATATCCGGCTGCATCCAAAACATGTCTTGTGGCTAAATTTGAGTTATAAGCGAGCATCTTTTGAATGCCAACTAGACTATCCCTGTCTGGATTAGAAGCATCACTGGCCTGATTCATTCCAACAACGTCTGTCAGTTGAGTCGCCTTCATATTGCTTTCATTTCTAAGAGCGGTCAATTTGTTTATGCTGTCTCCAGTCTTAACTTCTGTGAATGGCTTTTGAGCATTATTATAGTCACCTGAAATAGTAGTTGAATTATATAAATAACTACCTTTCATCAAATACATATTAAGTGCTTGCTGAACTGTTTGCGTTTTTCCATCTCCTAAATCAACTTCTGCCAATGCGGCAACATCTATAGCGATTCCGTCCGGTGAAATTCCTTGGATTATTTGTTGCGCTTTTAATTCTAAAACATTTATTTCATCCTCGATAGGAATCATTCTTGAAACTAAACTTGAAATTATTCCGTCTTGAAAATTAGGAGCCACACCATTGTATTGCTCACAAACTTTTCTATTGTTTGATTTGGGTCTTGACATTGATTTTGACAATTCCCATTTCAGCAAAATATTTGTTCCTAAAACCAAAACTCCTTCAAACAAAACTTCCTCTACAACAGAGTTTCTTATGTACTTGTCTTTTTTATTTTGTTTTGTTGCATCGAAAACTTCATCGGCTTCATCTATAATAGTTTCACCATTGGATTTCTTTTTTACTTTAGATGCTCTTTCTCTGAAAGTTTTATACGTGTAATAAAGTAAGTTTGTTGTCCCTTTTAAATTATCTGACGCAGACAATTCATGCATGTTGTACCAATTTTGCCCAGAAAGTTCTATTTCTTTTTTCACTTCTGCATTTTCAGAAGATAGCAATTCCGGATATTCAACGAATATATCGCTAATCAAAACAGTTTTTACATGGCCTTTATAGAAACAGTCTCTAAAGTAAGGATCTTTCGTTTGGGAATAAATCATGTCGGCCGGATCAACTCGCTCAATTATAATTCCTTTTGCCGGATTTAGTCTTGTTCGGTTCCAGGCAACACCATCCACAACCAAATCTCTCTTAATTTGCCTGTCTACAATAAGATTATACTCATTCTCGCTCATTACCGCAGCGATAGCTAATTGATTGGAAAGGCAGTTTGATGGCTTCCAATCCATTTGCATGTGGATATCCAATTCTTCTTTTGTTTGCGGAATTTCGTCAATAGTCATTTCGCTAACATCTATACCGGTTTCCGCTTTTATTTTTTGAGTAATAGGAATTGCGTTTCTTTCTTTCTCAATCTTTTGTCGATATGACCTTTTTTCATCCTGCGAAGTAGGATCAATAGCTTTGGCTACCACTGAATAAGGTCTGTTTACCATTCCGTTAACTACCAAATCTACTATTTTAGGCATTGTAGAAAGAGATTTTTTGCTCAAATTAAGCAAAGATACATCTCCATTAGTACCTAATTTAGCATAATACTTCTCCATATTAACCTTCCCATTGGCATATATTCTTCTCTCGAAAAATTCTGTTCTATTGGCATAAAACCTACATCTCCCACTTCCTTTATAGAACCATTCAGAATAAATCATATTCCCAACAGCTTTCCCGAACTCACGAGATGATTTAGTCACAAAGCTATCTAATTGACTTGGAGGAGCTATGTTTTGCGATATTTTAAATTTACTATCTTCTGTCATGTCTTATCGATATGTTGCGAATTTTATTTGTACTGGTTTTTTTGGTCCAGATGGAGCTAAGTATGGTCTTCTGTTTACCGCCATAATTGCATATCCGGAAGCAATGGTCGCATCAAAGTTAGTTCTTTTTGCAACATTAAATTGAGACCAGTCCCTTAAAGTTCTTTCGAAATCCATACTGCCCATTTCCCCTTCTTCTCTAACAGGAAAAGTATTTTGACCTTGCGCATAATAACCTACATATTTGTCAATGTAGCTTTCTATACCGGTCCAGTGTGTTGTTATCATTTCCTCTCCTGAACTAGGTATACCTCCCAAGTCTCTCTCTGTCTGCGAAAGCTTACTCATTGCCTTGTCAAATCGATTTATAGAAAATCCTCTATAGCCTCTATTTCTAAAATGCAATAAAAATCTAATTTTATTGTTTTCAATAAGTGCGGGCATTCCATAGAATACACAAGCCATCAAACAATCTTCAAAAAATATCTCCGCAGTTTGAGGTCTAGTGACATATTCTAGGAAGAAATAATTGCTTGGAGCATCCTTAAGAGTAGTTCCTGTAAGTCCTAGCATAGCTCCTTTTGATCCTCCAGTGTGTTCTGACCCATTTTCCGTGTTTTCTAATTTACTTCCCTGAGTAGAGTCTTGATCATAAGTGTCTACTCCAAAAGCACCTAAATCGTCATTTAATGGATGCTTACATACAAATCCAAATTCATTTCTTTTTTCTATCCATTTGTTTTGCATTTCTGGAGGAGGAATCCAACCAACTAGAAACCGCCCTTTTTCAGTTGGAGTCCAAATAACTCGGGTATCAGGATTATTGTTTTCCCATGAAAAATTTCCTCTAACAAGTTTTTTCCTTACATCATACGTCTCATTAAAATCTAACTGTTCATTTATTTTTTCAATATTGAATATTGTAGATGTTATCTCATCGCGAAAAGCATCCTTTAGAGTCATAGGAAACGCTCTAAGTTCGTTATTATAATCTACATCTCCTTCTTTCTTTTTTGCAGATCTTTTAGCCTCCAAGAACTGTACAGACCCAATTGTCTTAATTTTCCCTTTTGTATTTATGAAGCTTTCTCCAGGAACAACGTGTTCGTGACAAACTCCATATTTATCTGTATAATCAGCCATGTTTTTGTGGGCTGGTAAAAAATAAGCATAAAGCCCGCTTGGAGTTCTTTCAGTAATTTTGTCTCTTGACTTAACTAAAGATTGTTTGTGAAGCTCTAAAAACGCCTCTCCGCCATCCTTCATGGCTGCAACTGTTGAGCCTACAAAAGCTTTTCCAACAATATCACCACCTTCGTCCATAGTTGGGCCTACCTCTCCCCAGTGTTTAAGAAAATTTAATCCTCTTTTCCATTTAGAAGCTTCATCGGCAAGATATCTGAACATTGCTTGTCCATCATACGCATCTTCTTTTGTTGGCTCATAATCAAATGTTGAGTTCAGATAATCTTTTGTGCTCGTGTCTCTATTTTTTTTAGATGCATTAGAATTGTTAGATGGTTTTGCGAATTCAATTCTAACATCACTATCTTCTTTTCCTTTAACTATTGGTCTAAAGAAAAAAGGTAAATTAAGAAAAGCATAAGAAAGTTTTTTGAATGCTTTTTTAGCATCTTCATCAGACTTAGAAGTTAATCCAAAATTTGCTTTATTTGTGGATGTAAATTCATTTAGCATTCTGAATAATTTTTCATAAGTATATCCAGTCCTTCTAGATTTTACAAAAAACTGACCTATACATCTTTGATCTAAAACACAAGCTTCTGTATGGTAAAACATTAGTTTCTGGGCTTCTCTATACCCCATGTAACCAACAAATCGTTCATCTTTTAAGATGCACCAATTTAATGCAAAATAATGTGATCCTGTTAAATAAACAGCTTCTCCATTATTCATAAACCAAACTCCTTCTCTTCTTCTTTTAAACTCTTGTAGGATGAAATCAGTAAAAGCGGATTCCGTATCTGGAGTTAGTCCGTTAGGCATCTCTGTTCTTCTCCAATATTGTTGTTCTTTTGGATATTTTTCAAAAAGAATGTCTTTTCTTCTTGGTTTTTTAGGCAGCATAATATTTAAACCATCAAGAACAACGACTTCTCCTTTTGTACCCAGTGGGCAAATCATTACACTATCAGAGCCTTTGTCATACCATTCTTTATGGTAGTTTTTTAACGGGTAAAATTCTTGATTTGCAAATTTTTCAGGGTATCCTCTTTTAAATTCCCTTTCTTGTAAATCAAATTTATCTGCTTCTATTTGCTTTTTCAACTCAATATTACCAGCATTAATATCAGTAATTGCCTTTAATATAATCGGCTTTGATCGAATAGCGTTTCCGTATTTCTCAGCTTCTAATTCCTTAAAGTCAATTTTCTTTTTTAATGCTTTTCGAAGAACTTCAATTGAATTTTCTCCAGCTCCTACCAAATCCACGATATATCCTTTTAGTTTATCGTGAGAAGGGGCATTAGGACTATTTTGCCATGTTACAAGCAGTTCTTTTATAGCGGAAAAAGAGTCGATTCTAGACTTCACCAAGCTAGACAGCTTTTCATCATCAACTTCCAGAATATCAACGCTAAGCGCCATTCCTGTTAATGCATTTTGAATAGCATATTCTATTTCTTCGGAAAGTCCTCGCATTGTGTTATTAGAATTATAAGATATAATTCACTTGAATATTTGTTATGGTAAATGATGGCGTGGTTCCTCCCAATGTCCATACAACTCTCCATGTTCTTGGAAGCGCTGTACTTGATGTAGCAATGTTTCCTGATGTTGCTACTCCGGCAGCTGTGGTTATGCCAGGAAAAACTTCTATTGCGTACACGCCCGTAGCTGTTAATGTTGCTGTTGCGGCTCCAGGAAGATCAACCCATGTTGTTCCGGAGTCTGCCGATCCTTGTAACTTAAATACAGCTGTAGGAGTAGTTCCTGTTACAGTACCTAAATTCACAACTACTAAAGCTCCTTTTGCACTTACATTTGTTTGTGTAGCTCCATTTCCTGTAGCTGTTTTTGCTCCAGTATCTCCGGTTGTACTAACAACAGGGGTAAGGTGATTTGCTAAAATCGGGGTAGTATTTGGGGTATTTCCTACTTGAACCGTCCATGTACCAGACTGTGTCATGGCACTACTGTAAGGAATAGGAATTAATGCCTGTAAAAGAGTGTAGGCATTTGATATGTCGGAAGGGGTAGCTCCTCCAATAGTTTTTATGTTTTCAAACAAAAATTCTCTTTCATATTCCCCAAAATCAAACAAGTGTATTTTTTTTGTTTGCCCAGATACTATAGGATTGTAAAGGTGTACCGATGGTGCTCTATATTCAAGTATTTCAGAGTTTTCAAAATCAGAAAGAGCATTATCTAACGTGGCTATTAACTGCCCATTAGCAGACGTAAAAATATATTTTGGAGTTGGCATAATAGTTTTTTTTAAGTTCTTTAAATAAGTTCAAATTTATGAATTATTAAACGACAACAAACGTTTGTCTTCGTTTAATTTGTTTCTAATCAAGTTTGGCTAAAATAGAACTATTCCTCATTCTGTAAAGCCTCATATCTTCAATCATAAACTCGTATTCCGAATCTACGCTAAAAGCTATTCTGTCACCATTATTAACCCCTATGGATTTCAAATAATTGTTTGTGTACTTGACAAAGCCTTGATGCTCTAATTCAACGTCTCCAATCCATTTCTTAGTTTCGATAATTGGTTCTACAAAACAAAAGCCCTCAACCGGGATTTTCTCCTCTACTCTAATTATTAAAAATATTAATTCAGGAAGAACAAAAAATAAATCTCCTTCTATATGAAAGTCAGATTCTCTTGTTAATCCTTGTCCGTCAAAAAACGTTCTAAATACATTATGCTGAACAACAACATGATCACCTATTTTTATTTCTCCTTCATAATTCAATGGAACAGACTTAACTACTCCTATTCTGTTTACGTCTTTAGCGTTTTCTATAGAAGTATTAATAATCATTTTTTTATCACCTATTTGTTTTTCGGTGATGAACTTTTCGTTATTTAACGGAGAAACGATAAATCTGTTTGGCATCCTATACATAATACTCAACTGTTACATTGTTGTTTTTTGGAATGTCTTTCCAATGTTTGCTTTCTGCTCCGGAGGAAAGATAAACCTCATAATGATTGTCTTTTTCAATAATATTGGTAATAGTTCTCATTTCCTGTTTGCCATCAATTTTTATAGGGCGTGGCTTATCTGCTACATACACAAAAGGCTCTCTGTTAAATATTTCTACTGACAACAATCTTATTCTTTTAGTTTCCATTTTATTTTTATTTAATTATACGCAACTATCAAAACTAGAGTTAAGAGGATCTCCTTCCATTGCAGCCAATGTATTTCCTACACTGATGTCAGATGAATCATTACAAATTATCTCCACATAAAATGTAATTACAGTTAAAACACTATCCATTACAGCATCAAGAGTAGCCGTACTAAAATTAGCTTTTTTTAATGTAAAAGTCATGGGAATAGAAGCTGGAACTGTAGTACCATCTACAATATAAGAAGTTATTGTACCTATAGAATCTCCCGCATCAATGGTTCTCGACCCCAACTCTTCTGTAAAATCAATAGTTCCACTTAAGCTCATTTTTATATTATCTAAATTATGAGCTTCCCATGTTACGCAATAATTCAAAGAAGGAGGAGCGTAATCTTCCACTTCTGTCATAAAAATATGTCTCTTAAATTCATTCATCAGACTTTAGTATTGCCAAGTAGGTTAAAAACATTTGTAGATCCTTTTTGGATTAGGTATTGCGAATAACCTGTTCCTTTACTTTTTAATCCTACTGGATTTGTGACAGTTGTTCCTGATGCAATATAAGTGACATCGGAAGTCCCTCTATGAATGATCCCGACTTGAAACTTTCCTGTCAATCCTGCGGGAACAGTTATACTTACAGCATTGGCCCCGTTTTCAACAAAAATTGTATAGTCATTATCACCATTTACAAGAGTATAGTTACTGGACGTAAAATCATCAGGATATGTGAGTACTTTTTGATTATCATTAACAGCATTTGTTCCGTTAGTTCCATTAGTTACTGGAAATGTAGTTGTTGTAGCATCTGTAAAAGTTATAGTGTACGTATCTACTAATCCAGCGGTAGAAGTTTTTACGATAGAAGAAATCCCTTTTCCTGGCACGCCTTGTATTCCTTGGATTCCCTGAATACCTTGGATTCCCTGAGCACCATTCGTAACATTAAAGTTAGATGTAGAAGAATCGGTATATGTGATAGTATAGGTGTCAACAAGTCCTACGGTGTTTGTTTTTGTGATCGAGGAGATGCCTTTTCCTGCCGGACCAACAGATGTTGGTATTTCTATAAAATCAGGTTCAGTTACAGGTGTTTCAGAAATACCTACTGTAATGTTTTGAAGTTTTAATATCCACTTGTATCCATTGACAGAAACCACTACTAAATGATACCTTAAAACACTGTATGATGGATTGAGATTGTTGAGTACTTCACTTGGCGAATCTAATGCGCCAGAGTATGTTATTTCAGTTATTTTTAGAGTACCGCCCATATCCGGAGACAATCCAGCTATAGCAAATGCCCTGATAGATTCAAAAGCAAAGCTAACTGTGGAATCGCTGCTTTCGCTATCAGATCCAGGAACAAAGTCAGATTCTACTATATTTACTTTTAAAGGATATGCCTCCTTTTTTTTTATCTTAGTCATAAAATAGCGCAGTTTTTATATGTGAAACAAAGATATTAATTTAATGACAGCAAAATTCTATTTGTCATTTATAATATATAGTTTTGAGTTCCATTGGAGTTAATTTTAATATTGCTGAACTGAGCAGACAAAACAAAAGTGTTTGCTGAATTTATCAACTGAGATCCATTACCTTTAACAGTCACTGTATTTGCTGTAATATCTGTTTTAATGACTTTAATTTCATATCCTGCTGTTGCAGCAGCTAATGGGAGAGTAATTGTTACATTGGCTGATGTAGCATTTACATAGACTACCAGAGTATTATTATTTAGAAAATCACTTAGAACAATAGTGTAGTTGGCTGTTTTACTTAGGTAATTATCCTTTTTGGCCAATAGGTTCAAACTAGATGGTTGAACTTTATAATTAATTGAACCATGAGACCCATTACCATTATTGTAATCCAAACCATCTAAAACCACTGTATAATCTGAAAAATTATTATACTTCACTTTTAAAAGTTGAACTGATGCTGTCAAGTCGTAAGGATTTGGCTCACCGTGTAAATACAAGTATCCATCTCTACTAATTGAATTATCGTCAGTTATTGAGGTTGGCAAAGCCTTACTATCCTCCGTAGCCAAAGTTAAACAGTCTAACCTTACTAGAGATTTTCCGTAAACTGTCGTTAAGATCAATTTATTGTTAAAAATAGTCATCCAGTGTGGCGTGACGTAATATCCTCCAGATAAAGTTGTGTTTATTGTAATATTGGTACGTTCCCTTTTCATGTTACCTTGAAGGTCATAAACACGAATAGCCATTGTGTTCCCATTGATCGTGAAAGGGACATACAATTCATCGTTATAAATTAAAAAAGGTGAAGACGAAGTTGTATTGTAACCTGCAATAGATGGAATAGAAAATGCATTCCTATAACTTAATAAATTATCCGAAATTTCAATAAACTTTGAAGTTGTAAACCAATCCACGGTACATAGAATATATAATTTATTTTTGTAGCCAATTATATCAGTTGTAGAACCTGTGTAATCTGAGGTGTTTGGCAAAGTCAAAGTTCTAATATCTGAAAAATCATATGGATTTATTTTTGTAATGGTTGTTAAACTAGATCGAGTAGCTGTAAATAAAAAATCATTGTGATAAATAAGACCGTGAATTGGAGCAGCTAAATTTCCCGATTCTATTGCATCGAAAATCAAAATATTTTTTTTAATTTTTGCTCCCAAAAGACGAACTATAAAAACAGGCAAACTATTATCATTAGTAAAATTTCCAACTATAAAAAAATCGTTCCCATTCCTAACGATTTCATTTGTCATAGTAATAGTTACAGACACATGTGGTTGCAAATCTAATTCTCTGTAAATGTCTGTTTTGTACATTATTTTTGAACTATCGAATAGAGTAGCAATATAAAAATCTTCTGGTATAGGTTCTGAATTCAACAACGCTAAAACCCCATCAAAACTAAAATTTACAGTTTTGTCGCTGTTTTCAGAGTCCGACCCAACAAATTTGTCGCTTGACACAGGTGTTTTTATTGGGTATTTTTTTATCTTGGTCATTTTACCTTTTAATGTTTAAAATGGATTTCTTTACACCAATCATGCCGTAGTCTTGATTATTTATTCTTAGGTATCCAGCAGAGGCCATATCTCCTTTTTTGTTTTGCAGATTCAAATCCAGCATATAAACACCTTGATTCAAGTCTTTATTAATTCCTACGGATCCACCAAGCAGCACCCTTAGCTTTGTTTCTTTTACAGCTGCCTCAACTTCTCTTTGTTTTAAAATGTATTCCGGAGTGACTTCCTGAACCTCTCCTCTTACGATTCCATTTATAGTGAGCTTCATATATTTATCTTCAAATATAGAGGAAAATTTATTCAGTTCAATTGCTTTATCATATGCTTTTGTTTTTAAAGAATCACCGATTATTGCATAATTTATTTTAAGACTATCGTTTTCTTTTATTAATTTTTCATTTAATGGATTCTCTACATAAACTAATCCATCTTTTTTAATTTCAGAAACAGGATTTTGTTTTATTTCCAATGGAGATGATTCAGGTTTTTTTGCTTCAAATTTTCCGGACACTGCAGGTACAATAACTTTTTGTGTGGTTTTCTTATTTTCAGAAGAACAACCTCCAAACCACTGTAAAGCGAAATGAAATATTATTGCCACAAACAAATATTTAATTGCCTTGACTGCAAATAATATAATTGGCGAGTTTAAATTTATCTGTGTCATACGGATGTTTCTTTCCCAACTATTAAATCCGATATTACTATTTTATTTTTCATGTCAATTTGTTTTTAATTACATTATCAATATATTTTTTAATTTCAGGCGTAGCTTTTGGATAATCAAAATACCCTTTTAATTCCGATGCTCTACGGCCTCTCACTTCTACGTTTTTTCTCCACATGGCAATTGCATCAGCAATTTTAATATCGTTTGGATTTTCGTTTATTAATCGTAAAAAAGTAGAGTTTGCAAATCCGGTTTTACCTATGTTGTAAGCAATAGAAACTAAGTTGTTAAATTGGTTTTGATTGGTTGGTTTTTTTATTTTTGAATCAACAAACTTTGCGAAATCATTAGCAGTTAATTTTCCTAATTCTTGTGCTTCCTGCAACGTTAATGGTTTATCATCCATTGTTACTTTTCTACCATCCAAATAGTAAGTGTTACCAAGTGCAATTGTAGGTATTTCTTCGGTATCCAAATAAGGCTTTAATTTTAATCCTTCCCTTTGGTGTAATATCTTTAATCCGTTTTCGTCTAATCTCATTTCACAATTTCTTTGAATATTTTACGTATCTTTTTATCACCATCGCAAATAGTTTTTTCTATAAGTTCTAACAAGTGTTCAAACTTTTCTTTTTCCTTATCTACTGATCCCGTACACATAGCGTTTATTTTTTGGACTCAATATATTCCATTACTTTAGTAACCTGGCTGATAGAAAGATTTACAGATTGATGTACTTTAAGCATTGTTTCATTGCTTGTTTGTAAATATTCTCTAAATTCTCTCTGAAGCGTTTCGGTTCTTTTGTAAAGAAATACTACCGTAGTAGATAATGCAACTATAATTACTATGCATCCGGTCGCAAAATTTATACTTCCGTAGGCTAATTGAGCTGTTTCGTTTAATTGCGTTTGTAAAAACATCATTTGTTTAGGCATTTATTAAGTTGATAAATTCCTAATGCCGATAAAGTTAAACTAAATATAGTAACTTCATACCATACATTATAGAGCGTTGGGTTATATAATCCCCATATATTTACTAAATTAACTAAGAATAAACATACAGGAAAAAGTTTAGTAAAAATACAATATTTACCGTAATAAAAAACATAAAAAAATAGCACATCGGTAATCAAAGAAAAACCTCCGATGTTACCCCATAAAACATAATCAAAATCATATCCAAACCAAGGAATTATAACAGACAAAAAACTTACTCCCATAAGAAAAATAGGGAGTAAGTAAATAGTTTGTTTTAAAAAGAATTTCATTTTATTGATTCTTTTGTCCTCCACCGCCTATTGGAGGCGTTGGCGTATCTGTAGATGACAATTTTGTCATGTCAGATATGACTTTGTCTTTAGCTTCACTTCCTTTTGTAGTGCTGTAAAGAAAAGCTAATATTATAGATATGTAGCCTCCAAGCATTCCTTTTACAATATCGTCTAATTGCAAAAAGCATATTGCTGGAATACAGAAACACACAACAAATATCGCTATTATAGTCCTAAGATTAACGTTTTCTAATTTCATTTCAAATATAATTTTTAATTAATAAAATAATAGCCGGAATAATTGTCCAAATCGCATCCCATAAATCGAATGCTTTATATTTCCATTCGTCCCAAAATTCGGTTAAAAAAGCAATTAAGCAAACGAATAGTAATGAATACCATTCGTTTACAAACATATTGCTTAAAATGTAAATAGCAAAGCCATAAATAAAATGATTCGCTTTGTCGTGCTTTACTCTTGGTAGTTTCATATTAATTTCCTCTTACGGTTATGTAAACTTCTGTTCCGGCAACAGCATGAGGTTCTAAATCTTCAATATTTCCACCAATTAAAACACCTGTGTTTTTGCTTTCAAACAACGATACTGTTATTGATGTTGTGGTAATTTTTTTAGCAGTCAATAAAGAAATATTTCCATTGTGTTATTTTAATCTAAAATGGATAAAACTTTCCGACTCCACCGCTATATAATTCCGAAACATCAGCATCAGTTAATTTTCTATTTTTCCAAATCCCAACTTCATCTATTTTACCGTTAAAAAATTCATTTGAAAAACTATTTCCTATTCTTAGTACCGAACTCGTATTGGCCATTCCAGGATAAGTTCCAGATTTTATTGACGAAGCTTTAACGCCATCTAAATAGATATCTAAACCAGAATTCAAGCCATTACCACTATAAGAAAAAACAACATGATACCAAGTGTTTAACGTTGGAGTAAAAGTATAATAGTCTAATTACTGGTGATACTGATACAATGCAGGCTCCTTACAATTTTACTTTGATTAGTTATTGGGTAGCTGTGAAAACTGCACCTACCTTAAGCAGTTTAATTGTTGATGTTAAAAAAAACGGTACTTCCATAACTTCTACAAAAGCCGGAATAGATGCAACCGAAAAAACAAGCTTAACAGGAACTTCGCCTGTTTTAACAACTACTTTTTTTGTTAAAGGAGATGAAATTACGCCTAATATATTTCAGGTTGGAAGTGGCGAAAGCGGAAGAAGTTTAAAGCTTTATTTGGAGATTTTGAAAACGTAACAATTTAAATAAATTATATTATGAGTGTACAAGCGGTATTAATTAGAAAAATTACAAAAGAGATTATTAAACATGGTGATTATCCCAATGAGGATATGTCTCCTGTTTTAGGTTTGGATCCGGATTACGAATGGTTAGTGAAAAATATTCCTTTTCCAGAACCTGATTATGATCCGAGAGTTTTCATTATGGTTACAAATATACCTGATTTGGAATT